AGTATATAATATTATCGTTGGTGTTTTGCCAAAAATGAATACGCGACCGTAGCTCAGTCTGGTTAGAGTACCACGTTGACATCGTGGGGGTCACTGGTTCGAACCCAGTCGGTCGCACCAGAAAAAGTGAGTAATGAAACGTGTTCCGAGGTTTTTAAAACTTCGGAAATTTTTTTATTTGTTGAGCTGTCCCCTAAAGTAGTCCCCTAACAAATAAAACTATGGACAAATCTGTAGGATGTATGCAACCAAGAGACTTAGTTCGCCGTCCCTTGAGTATTTTTGGTAGTCCTCATATTGTTTAATACGTTGTGCATTATAGAAGCGGTTTCTTCCTGAATGGTTTGTATTTCGTGAATATAAGTATCAAGTGTAAAACTTTTCTTTGTGTGGCCTAATGCTTTTGAAACAGCAGCAATGTCCAGACCGTTTTTTAGTAAATAACTACCATGCATGTGCCGGAGGATATGGGGGGTAATATTAAACAAGCCATTTTCTTTGCAGAATCGCTTTAAAAAAGTATTTAATTGTGTAGGGTGACCTATGGTACCGTCGGCTTTAGTAAAAACCCATTTGTCATCGCTTACGGGATCGGTAAAAATAATGACTTTATTTCTTTTAGCGCGACGGGCATATTGGGCTTTTACTTCTGCTCGGTATAAGTTCAATAGTCTAACTGTTTCAAAAGGCAAGGATAGTTTTCTTTCACTTGATTCAGTTTTTGTTTGACCTATTTCTATGGGTTCACCACAAATATATGTTGCTGTTCGAATAATTGATACTGAGTTATTATTAAAATCAAAATCTCCCCATTGGAGTCCGGCAATTTCTTCTCGCCGTAGACCACACGTAAATCCTAACATGCACATTAGTTGGTTTTTAATAGGAGCCGTACTTAAACATTCAAAAAACTTAGCGAATTCTTCTTGTGTAGGAACTTTTTTTCTTTTTCTTTCAGTACGTGGAGCGCTTATCTTTTCCATAGGATTACTTATGATTAATTCCCATCTATAAGCTGTTGAAAATAAAATATTTAACAGTTCACGATGTTTTCCAATACTTCGGGCTGATAATGGTTTGTTATCTTTACTTGCTGTTGGACTGCTTAATTGTGAGAAGAATTCGACAATATGAGATGGTTTGACCTTGTGTAAATATAAAAGACCTAGACTAGATTCTATTCGAACAAATACCTGTTCATATGTTCCCATGGTTGTTTTAGCATAATGAGCAATTGCGTATTTTTCTTTCCAGTAATCATAAAATTGTTTTAATGTCATACGGTCGGTGCCTGAGACTATAGCTTTACCTTGATAAACGCTAGCGGCAAATAATGTCCATTGTTGTTCAGCCTCAGGTAATTTATTAGCTTCAATAGTTTTTGTGTAGGCCTGTTGTTCGTAAACAACAGTTAAAAGGCAAGTGCCATTTTTGCGCATTTTTATTTTGCTTGGCATTTAATTTTCAACTCCTATTAGATTTTTTAAAGCCAGTATCTTTAATTGGATACTGGCTTTATTTATTTGCGTTTATTTAATTTTTTTGCTAGTTGATGACCTTGATCTAGTGCTGTATAAATTACCTCCAAGTCTTCTGGAGATAAAACCTCACCATTCAATGATAACAACTTTTCTCGTTTCAATAATTTTATTATATCTTTAGGCTGTTCATCTGAGGTGAGCGGAGGAAACGCTTCTTTAGCATACTGCTCAGGTGCGTCATAGCCAGAAAAAATATATAAATCCTTATTGCTAATAAGAAAGTCTACGGGATTATCTGCAACAAGTTTTTTTACCGTTTCTAAAGAAGGTTGATTGATGGGGGCAGATACCAGTTCTGCTAATTCATTTTCTTCAATTCCGGTGTCATGCGCATACTTTGCTATGGTTCGTTGACCTTGGGTTATTGCTAAAGAGCTAGCTAAGAGATCTGGATTAAAACCATAACTCAAGTAATCTAGTGTCACATTAAAATATTTAGCGACTTTCTGTATTTTATCAAAAGAGGGAGAGTTTTGATCCCATCGATAGATAGATCCATTTCCAAACCCTAGTTCCTTCTGCAAATATGCGAGCGTAATGCCTTTTTTATCACATAAATGCTGGATTCTTTCTACTAACGACAATGTAGCCACTCACTTTCATGCTTCAAATATGAATAAACTATATTGACTTTCTGCATATTTGCTAATATAATAACATTAACAGCACAAATATTGGCAAAAAGGCAACAAAAAACCAAATGGTCTGCAAACCATTTTTGTAAAATCGTTGTGGAACGATGTATTTCTATTGCCTTAATATTAGAATATTTTCTAATGCTTGTCAATATTTTTGCTAATAAATTAGCTAATTATCCATGAAAGGAGACTACTTATGAGCGAATATACAGATTTTGGGTTAAAAGCAAGGTCGATAATGCTTCAAAAAAAGATTACATTAACTGCACTCGCAAAAGAAGTTGGTATATGTCCGCCATATCTATCAGAAATTTTTAGGGGTACTAGAAAGGGTGAAACTCAAAAAAAGAAGATTGCAAAAATTCTAGGGATATGAGGTAAGCGTAATGCAAACCGTTCAAGATTTTGCGAAATCCCAAAATATCTCAAAAGCCATCATTGATACTTGGATATATCGACATGAGTTACCCGTGATCAGGATAGGACGAAGGGTCTATATTGATGAGTCTGACTATATTGATTGGATCCAATCTCATCGGCAAGTTGCTACAGAAAAACCAAAAGAAAAAGCGATTGAACTAGCAATCCCAAAACAATGCTGAAAATCTGGAATTGCTGCTAAGATGCGGAGAATTTACTAACGGGGCTAACAGCCCCATTTTAAACGGCCTTGTCAATTAAAAACGGGCATACCTCGGCAATATATGTATATCCAATGCTGCCGGGTTTTATACCAAATATTTTGAGGGGAGGTGGAACAGATGAGTGAGCAAAAAAATAGTGCCGACAATCAAAGACTTATCGACACAGTAGTTTTTGGTATTATCGGGGGGATGGTTTCATCGGCAATATATTTAGTGCTCGAACGAATATTTTTTACCAATTGCCAAAAATAAGGCGAGCTACAATCTGAACGATTATTCCGCCAACAGCACCACTTATTAAACTAGCAAATAAATTCCAACGGCGATCAGCCCAAAGCTTAGTATTTTGCTCTTTAATTTCGCGTTTATACCCATAGGCCTTATATAAAGGCATGGCAAATGGAATTCGATCACCACTTCTGGATAACGCGACATATCCTTCTTTACTTAATTCTATTAAGGTTGATGATATTTCCTCCTTTGATAAGTCAGAGAGGTGTTTCGATATTTTACTAACGTAACCGTCATCACGAGCAGGCTTTGTTAAGACATAATCAAGTACCCGATCTTTTGTTTTTTTATCCAAACTATTACATCTCCCTCCAAATTCCAATCTTCGACGGGAGGTAAATATTTCCTGTAAGGGAGGTGAAAACCATGGACGAATGTTACGGCTGCCCGCATCACCACGATTGCGATTATACACCTGAGGCGTGTCAACAATTCTGGGGCGTAGATAAGGACTTAGGGGTGATATGCATAGTTTGGTTAGTGTGCTGCTTGATTCTGATATTAGCGCTGGCAGTCGGAATGTACCGGGTGGTGATGGCGTTAATTCAGTGAAAGGAGGATGATCCATGGATAACGTCGCCGATTGCGCTCGATGCGGCCACCAATTTTGGCAAAAACATAATCAGCTATATTGCCCATCATGTCGAACTAAGCTGGCCGCTGAAAATAAGAAAGAGCAGCGCATACTTAAGCAGCAATTAACTCGTAATCAATATGGTCGCAATGCCGCGGTAATCGTCAGGAACATGCGGGTGGAACGAGTCGTGCTGAGGGAACGCCAGAAAAAGGAGGTGAGGATATGACTGAGCCGGAGTTATTAAAAGTAGCCTTGGATGACACGGCAGAGTGCCGACGGTTTTTCGGTAGTAATCTATGCAACTCCGAATGCATGAACTTTAATTTTTGTCGCATGGCGAATACGTTGGAACCGCAACGCGAAGTGGATCGTATAGTCAATATGTTTGCTTTGTACATAGTTATTTTTGCAGTAGCATTCTTTGGTTACTACCTGTTCGAAGCTTTTTGCGCTGGTAGGTTGCCGTTACCATGGCAATAAAAAAAGCCGCCTTGCAGGGCGGTGAGCGACGGTCAGTACCGTCAATGTTTAAAATGTCAACTCCATAATATCACGGCCAATTGTGGTCGTCAAATTTAGGGAGGTTTTACTTGATGCAAATGCGTAGAGTGAGATGCACGGGCAATGTTAATGGATCTAAGTACCTTAAAGATATTTCTATAATTATGGTTGATGATGCGCTGAGAGCGGCGGGTATAGCTAAGACGGCATTTGCTAACGCATATGATTTGCGGTCGCGTGACGTCAGGGTGGTGCGGATCCAGTGAAACAACTCAAACTAATGTCACTGCTACTCCGAAACTTCAAAGGTTTAGCGAGCTTTGCATTTACTACGACCGGTGCAAACATCAGCGTATATGGCGATAACGGGACCGGCAAAACCACACTCTTTGATGCGTTTAACTGGCTACTGTTCGGTAAAGACAGCCAGAACAAAAAAGATTTCGAGATCAAGACGCTGGATGATGCTGGTAAAGCCCTATCCGGTATCGCTCATGAAGTTGAAGCCATTCTCGAGTACGATGGTAAGCTAATAACCTTACGAAAAGTCTATGCCGAGAAGTGGACTAAAAAGCAAGGTAGCATTAAGCCGGAATTTACTGGCCATACCACTGATCATTATATAGACGGTGTGCCAGTATCAAAAAAAGCCTTTGATGCGTTGATCGGTAGTATAGTCGCGGAAGATATATTTAAACTTTTGACCAACCCGGGTTATTTCAATGAACAGCTTCATTGGCAAGATAGGCGTAAAATACTTATCGAAATATGTGGCGACATATCCGATGACGATGTTATTGCTGCCGATCGGGCGCTGGCTAACTTGCCGGCAATATTAAAAGGCCGGGCAATCGAGGATCATCGAAAAGTCATAGCGGCCAAACGGGCCGAGATTAATAAAGAAATCGAGAAAATTCCAGTTCGCATCGATGAAGCCCAGCGGGGACTGCCGAGTATCGACGGCTTATTTCATAGGGAATATATTGAGTCGGAAATTGCATCTTTTAAGAAACAGCTGCAGTCAAAGCAGCGGGAGCTAGTTCGGTTAGAAACTGGCGGCGAGGCTGCTAAAAAACAAAAACAGTTGGCCGAAATTGAAAGCCAGCTGCTCGACATTCAGAATAAGCACCGGTCTGATAGCGGCAATAAACTGTACGAAAAACAAACTGAGTTGCAAAAGCTACGTGCTCAGCTCCGCGAAATTGAGGATGATATTGCCGGGAAAAAGCGTTCAATTGAATCCAACAAACGATTGATTGAATTAGACACTATTGATTGTGATCGTCTGCGTGATGAGTGGCATAAGGAGAATCAAAAAACATTTGAATATAGCCAGGATCCCAATTGCCCGACATGCGGACAAGCTTTGCCGGCAGAACAACTGGAAGTCGCTCGAGCTAAGGCCTTGGTCCAGTTTAACACCGAAAAATCCCGACGATTAGAAAGTATCCGAGCCCAGGGAAAGCAGGCGAAGGCTATAGTCGATGAGTTGCGGGAAACCAACGCAGTCCTTGCTGGGAAGCTCGAGACTTTGTTGATCAACCAAGAAGTCGTAGAGGATTCAATTACTGCTCTGCAGGCCGAAATTGACGCCATGAGTGCCGCACCCGGCATTGAAGAAAACCCCGAATACCAAAAGATATTTCAACAAAAAACAGTGATCGAGGATCAAATTTCGGCGCTTGGTACCCAAAGCAAAGGAGCCATTCGTAAGATTAAAACCGAGATTGATTTGATCAGTAATGACATTGCCAGTCGTGAAAAAAACTTGGCGATATTGGATCAGCGGGAACAAGGCCAGGTGCGAATTGAGGAGCTAAAGGCCCAGGAAAAAGATTTAGCCGCTCAGTTTGAACGGCTAGAGGGTGAGCTTTACCTTACTGAGCAGTTTATCCGAACGAAGGTAAATCTTCTCGAGAAAAAGATCAACGGCAAATTTAGCTTTGCACGCTTCAAACTATTTAATCAGCAGGTTAATGGTGGCCTTGAAGAGTGTTGTGAGACAACGTATAAAGGCGTGCCATATTCATCGCTAAATAATGCGGCCAGGATAAATATTGGATTGGATATTATTAATAGTTTAGCTGATCACTATTGTTTTTCAGCGCCCATATTTATCGATAATGCTGAAGCGGTAACGCGGCTAATTGATACTAATGCTCAGGTAATCCAGCTGGTGGTTAGTGAGCCGGATAAAGCATTACGAGTTGAACTAAATAATTTACGGGAGGCAGTTTAATATGAGTGAACAACAAGCTTTGGCCAAAGCCGAACAAACAATGTCGGAAAGGTTTATGCAAAAAGTAATAGCGGAATTTAGTGGCGGAGTTGGCCCGATTGCGCTAACGGATTTTCAAAAGCGACTGGCGCAAAATTACTTTATCGGCATCGATGCAACGCTAAGAGCTGCCGAAGAAAAACGACAGAGTAAAAAATCAAACAGAGAGCCGGTGCCTATTGTTTGGGCTAATGTAAATATGGAATCTTTAGCGCGTAATGTGGTATCAGCTGCTAGAGTGGGTCTTGATCCGGCCCAGAAAAATCATATCAGCATGATACCGTACAAAAATAATTCAACCGGCAAATATGATATTGGTTTTATTGAGGGCTATCGGGGCATTGAGTTGAAAGCCAAGAAATATGGCTTGGAAATTCCGGAAGTAATTGTTGAACTGGTTTATTCAAACGATGTTTTTAAACCTATAAAAAAAGATCGGAACAACAAAATTGAAATTTACGAATTTGAAATTACCAATGTATTTGACCGGGGGAAAATCGTCGGCGGTTTTTATTACCACATTTACACTAATCCTGAAAAAAATAAGCTGGTGGTCTTTAATCTTAAAGAGATTGAAAAGCGTAAACCACGTTATGCCAGTGTTGAATTTTGGGGCGGAGAAAAAGATGTCTGGGAGAACGGGAAAAAGACCGGCAAAGAACATGTTGACGGTTGGTATGACCAAATGTGCTACAAGACTATTTACCGGGCCGCTTACGGCAATATCACCATTGATAGCCAGAAGATTGATGATGACTATATGCGGCTGAGCCAAATGGAACAATCGCTTAAAGATGTGGAAGTGGCCGAAGAAATCGCGATTAATGCTAACTCCGAATCACTAGATATTGAAAGCGAAGTTATAAATGAAACGGATCCAGATCCAGAGACAACTCCAACGCAAAAGCCTCAGCAATCGACGCTAATTAATGAAGAAGAAGGTCCTGGTTTCTGATGGACATCGAAGCTTTTGCCAGTAGTAGCGCCGGTAATTGCTATCACATAACAGATGGAAAGACAAGGCTACTGCTGGATGCCGGGATATCATACCGAGAAATACAGCGGCGGCTTAACTTCAAGGTGTCGGCCATGGCCGGGGTATTGATCACTCACGACCACATGGATCATGCCAAGGCGGTTAAGAACTTGATGAAAGCTGGAATTGATTGCTATATGAGTGCAGGTACCGCTGGTGCTTTAAGTGTCTTGGGGCATCGGCTGAAACTTGTAAAATCCAAACAGCAATTCCAACTTGGTAGCTGGACGATATTACCATTTAATGTAGAACACGATACGCCGGAGCCACTGGGGTTTCTACTAGCCAGCGGTACCGAGAAACTACTATATGCAACTGATACATATTACTTGAAATATCAATTCGCTGGGCTAACTCATTTACTGATTGAATGTAATCACAGCTATGAAATTATAAGGGCTAAAGCTGATTCGGGGACGTTGCCGCTTGAACAAAAAAACAGGCTGATGCGATCGCATTTCAGCCTGGAGAATGTGAAAAAGTTTTTACTGGCCAATGACCTAAGTCGGGTGCAAGAAATTTGGTTAATCCATCTTAGCGATAGAAACAGCGATGCGGCACAGTTTAAGCGCGAGATCCAGGAGTTGACCGGGAAGTTGGTTTTGATAGCGGGGTGAGATAATGCCCACTCCCAAATGCCGGAACTGTCATCGGATCCTGACCGATGCTGAATCAATAGAACGTGGTTTCGGTCCGGTGTGTTACCGGCGGCATATAGTACTGGGGCAGCCAGTGCAATTGACATTATTTGAGCCTAGCCGGTTATTCAAGCCGGAGATGAGTTTGACCGAGCAGCACCGGTTAGCGTGTCGGATTATAGAAGGGAGAATCAGTGAATGAGAAAACAGTTGATTTGTGATGGATTTAAGGCAAAGCAATTATCAGAAACAGCGATGTGGTGTTTTGGGGCCATAGTTGGGAATCCACCAAACCACAATTTTAGGTATAACCGTGTAGATGAAGTTCTGTTTATAATTAACACCTTGAACGCTATGGTTGATAACTATGTAAAAAATGAGCCTACGGTATTCGAGCGTATGTTTATAGCTCAAGGTAAACCAGATAAAACAGACACAGAAGAAGCCTCTGAGGCCGAACCAGAAGTAATTTGCCCGAGGTGCATTAATAGTGAGATTAATCCTGGCGATAAGTTTTGCAAAATATGCGGTCTGCCGCTAGGTGATGGGAGCGTGTGAGTATGCGAAATGATGAAAGCATCGAAGTTATTGGCAATATCATCGATAACCCAGAGTTATTGAAATAAAAATAGGCCTGGGGGCGGCGTTATTTTTGACTCCGTCTCCTGGGCAACACTACCCCAATATATGATATGCGGCGTGGCCGTATTCTATGTATACGAGGAGCGGATAAAGTGAAATCAATTGGTATTGTGCGTAAGCTGGATGAATTAGGCAGGGTGGTTCTTCCGGTTGAATTGAGACGTAGTCTTGACCTTGAGGAGCGCGATTCATTGGAAATATTCGTCGATGGTAACAAGGTTATACTTCAAAAATATCAGCCCGGTTGTACGAATTGCGGGGATCTGGATGTAGTAGTCAGCGTGGGGAAAACGCGATTGTGTCGGGTTTGTTATGAAGGGCTGAGGGTAGAAAGGTGAGTATGATGAAAAAAATCCTATGCGTTTGTTGTAATCAAGAAATAAGTGAAAAGTATATGTTACAAAATGATGACGGATCATGGATTTGTGAAGATTGCGCCCAGGATATGAATGATTTAGCTCCTAGTAACTAAATAGAGTTCCAAATTTGAATGAAAGACATCGCATCACCTTCTAGGGCAATGCGCATTTTTGAATCTACGGCTTTGTCTAATGGGATTAGACGCGAGCGTTTTACATTTAGTACTGCGCTGGTTGCTTCATTTGGAATTTGTAAAAATGAGTCTTCCATCAGTGTTAAGAGGGCATCAGATAGTCGTTTGTCGAGTTTTTGACGGTGTTCTTTAAAGTACATTTTTATCCGATAAGGGGTGCCGTTGATTATTAGACCAAGCTCTGGGGTTGATCGGACCGCCAAATTATGAAAGGACCAAAATGCATCACCGACGTCAAACCATTCAATTTTTTTACCAGAACAAAACTTTTTGTAATGATGAACTGCATCAGCGTATTGATGTATCTTCTTTTGATCTACGTCATTTAGCAAAGCATCAAGTCTTGACAAATTATAGTTGTTTTGATGAATCGTTTTAATTTCATCTCGCAACTTCCTCCAAAAATCCATTGCTGGATGATAAGGTGGCTGGTACTTAATGTTGTGTACAGCAGTTACCCTAGCAGTGCTACCACGAAGTAGAAAATCAAGAAACTGAGTTAATCCTACAGATATTTTTTCCAAACAAGGCTCCTTTCTAGCCTGGGCGCAATTATGACTTCGTCACTAATAAGGAAAAACCTGTAAAAAATGGAGCCGGAATGTAAAATAATTGTCAAAAACAATAAATGAAGGGTGCAGTGTTTATGAGTACGGATGCAAGTCGATTAATAGTCATTGAGAACTGGTCCGGTAAATACATGATTAACCAGGAAATTCTTGAGCCGGTAGCCAGGGCGCTATGTAAGAAATTTACCGACCTAAAGCATGTGCCAGTACCGGCTATTTTATGGCTGGTCAATACCGAAGGGAAGGGCAAAGACGGCGATAAAAAAGCCTATGCAAAGATCAGTAAATTAGCCGATAAGTGGTCGGATCTTATCTACCAAGTAACCGGTCGGCGGTTTCAGTATCTGGTCGAGGTATTCAAAGTCAATATGGATGATCTCACCTGGTCGCAGCAAGTCATGGTGATATACAGGGAGTTACGCCGGATCGGAGCCGATGGCGAGTTAAAGCATTACGGCATAGAGGATTGGCCAGAGGTATTCTATGCGCTAGGGCCAGGGTATTTGGGCAAAGATCGGATATTGCCTAACCTCTTAGAAGATGGGATTACATTCCGGAATATCAATCCTCAGACAAATTTATTTGACCAAGATGAAAACACACCAGCGACTGCTGCAGTTAATTAGGCAGAGAGAGGTTGGAGGCGGCTATGGGTGCTGTCTCCTGGGGAGGGGGAAAAAACATGGCAAGGCCGGTAAGGGATACTGTTGATTATTACCCGCATTTTTGTGATCACGGCAAAACTTTATTTATAATTGAACAACATTATGGCAATGAAGGATACGCTTTTTGGTTCAAACTACTGGAGTTATTGGGTAAAAATGAAGGTCATTATTATGACTGTAAAAATACAGATGATTGGGAGTTTCTACAGGCAAAAACCCGGTTTCTAGGGGTAAAATGTGAGGAAATACTAGATAAACTTGCATTACTAGGTGCAATTGACAAGGAATTATGGGAGAATGACCGGATTATTTGGTCTGATAACTTTATAAGAAACATTGCCGATGCTTATAAGAATAGAAAGCGCCCTATCCCACAAAAGCCTATTTCTAGGAGTAAAACCCCCGTTTCTACCCCCGAAAATCCACATAGTAGAGTAGAGGAGAATATAGTAGATCAAAACATAAAAAAAGAAAATAAAGAAAACGCGTGCGCGCGCGAGGACACCATATCTGTGGATAACTCACAGAAGAACGACGGGGTTTTAATTCCTACCCCTGATCAAGCCTACAACGAGGTTATCCGAAAGGGAGGCAATACGACGAAGGCCCCTGAATGGACACATGCTATTGTTGCTTGGGCAGCTCAAAAATGGGGAACAGGTGATTTAGCACGAGCACCGGCAAAAGATGCTGCATATTTACGAGAACAGTATTTTGCTGAATATAACAGGCTTTGTAAAACTTTAAATTTGCATTATGAGTGAGGAGAACCGGTATGATTAAATTTACAGTTTTCGGTGAAGCGGTAGCGCAAGGCAGGCCGAGATTTACAACAATAGCCGGTCATGCCAAGGCGTATGATCCGCAAACGTCCCGGAACTATAAACAAATTGTTCGGGATGAGGCATTAAAACATAAACCGCCGATGCCACTACAAGAGGCAATAAATCTGCGGGTGATTATTTATAAAGGCATACCAAAATCATTTAGTCAGAAACGGCACAAGTTGGCTAGTGATGGGAGCCTAAGACCGGTAACTAAGCCGGATGTTGACAATGTGGTTAAGGGAATAAAGGATGCCCTGAAATCGGTAATATGGCGCGATGACAGCCAAGTGGTGGCCTTGGTTGCAGAAAAGTATTATTCAGATACACCCCGGATAGAAATTGAGATTAGTGAAGTAGTGTGATCCTTGAATTTTAAATTGGGGAGAGTGAATAAAATGACAGGAAGAGTAAGACAAGCCGGTTCGCCGGTACCGAAAGTATCCGATTCGGACCCAGTACCTAGCCCGGTGGTTACACGTAAAATGACTTTTGTTGAAGCATTAGATATAGACATGGCACCACGTCTTGCCTTAGAAAAATGTGATCCAGCGCGGTTAAAAGATATTACTTATGATCGACTTAAGATTTGTGTTGATGGTGGCCTTACCCGGGATGAAATCATCCAGGCGTTTGGTACGACGCACAACAGCTTGAAAAAAGCCACTAGCAAAGTAAAATTTAGGTTTAGTGAAATGAGACCGGGACCGGATCCGGTTGAGGCTAAACCTAAAATAGTACCAGAACCGGAGACAACTGAGCCAGCGGCGGTAATTACGGAACCAGCTGTTAGTGTAACGGAATCAGCTGAATCTGTACAGAAAGTGTCCGAAAACGTAATTGAAGCTGCCGATCTTGTTCACGATTCCCCGGAAATCGTGAACGATGTGCTAGAAGTTGAACAGCCGGCAGTTGAGCCGGATCCAGAAGTAAAAAAGGTGGCACAGCCTAAGGTTGTCCAGGTGAAGTTGGTTCTGATCAGCGGCAACAAACTCGAAATTGAACTTCCGGAGCGCATGGTCAGCAGTATGCTTGAAGAATTAAAACGGCACCAGCGCCAATATCGTGGAATATTGGCTAATCACATTGGCGGCGAGCTTATAGCGGTGGATATGCAGGAAGTTGTGATGATGCAGGCCAGCGGACTAGATACCAAGCTGCCTACACCAACGCCTGTCATTGAGTCAGAGCGCTACAAAGTAGAGTGCCGTTGTGGTACCGAATATTTCTGCGTGTTGGGGGCAGAACGGGTTAGGGCCAGGTGCAGGAGTTGCAATGAAATAGTATTTGCAGATAGAAACGTTGAAAAAATCCCTGACCCGAGAGACGGAGAGTCGTCAACGTTGATGACTAACAAATATTTTGTTGAGTCGTATACGCCGTTGGCGCAGAGATGCGAGCATGTTTCGAGTCAGGGTTAGGTGGTGATAGCAATGCAGACATGTAAAGATTGTGTGGAGCTGCAGCCTCGAAATCCAAAGTTTCTGGCCAGAAATGCTAAACATCGGTTCGATTGTAAGCGACGAAATAAATACAGGACGGGCACTGAGTTTCCCTGCCTGTACTTTACACCTAAGGGGCGATAACAATTGAAAAATAAAATAGCCACCGAAATGGTGGCTATGCGGGAAAGGGCTTGTCAATTTTTTATTTGTTTCACCATCTCAATAAGTGATTGAAGAGCATTAACATTCATTCCTAAAGATTTAGATTTTAGTGCAATATCAATAAATGCGGAGTCTTCTTCGGGAATTATGATTTGCGTATAACCAGGAGGTAAATTGATTTTTTCGACCATGAGTTGTTCATCTTCATAATAAAAATAACCAGCATTGCTAATCCCTAATGCTCTTGCAATTGCGATTACTTTGCCACCATTTGGGTTAGTATTATCTCCTCTTTCGATAGCAGAGATTTCGCCTTGGCGTAAATTAGAACGTTCTGCAAGAACTTCTTGGGACATATTCTTTTGTTCTCTAAGCTCTTTTAATCTGTAACCTAAAAAATTCAACAGTAATCACTCCTTGATAAATTATATTAAAAAAATTACTGTTTTGTAAATGTTTAAAAGTAATTGAAACAAGAAAGGCAGGTTATGACAATGGCTAAGATAACAGTTGAAGAAGCTATAAAATTACTAACAGAACGCGCTAAGATGTTCGATGATGAGGATTACACAGAAATAGCAGACCTAATACGTGATATGGATAATGAAATTAAGATAGCCAGGGAAATGCGTGAATCAATGCGCGGGGTTGAGATACAAGGGAAGGTTCGTAAAACCGTTCAATTCTTAGAAAAGGTTGCTGAGTATGACGAATTGTTAGAAAGGGTGGTAAATAATGAGCGAATGTAAACATGAAAAATCAACGTATCATTACTACATGGAAGAAATATGCGAATGCGGATATAAAAAAGTAATGGATGAGAATGAAGCTCAAGACAAAATTGTGTCTCTCCTAGTGTATTCCAAGGACAAAGTACAAAACTGTCTAATCCGACAAAATGAACAGCTTACCATAGACCTACAGTCTGCAAACGCCAGAGCAGATAAGGCAGAAAAAGATTTGGAAAAGGCAATACAATATATTTATCGTTTAAAAACGACTAATGGAGCAATGGAAGATTTAATACAAGAAACGCTGGGAGCTAATAAGGAGGCGGCGGGCAATGGACAAATGGCAACTAAGCAAAGAGGGTAAGTGGTGGTTAAACGGAGTTGGCTTTGGAATAGTTATTGGAATGGTAGTTTTAGCCTGCTTTGTGGGACTGTGAGCGCGATGCCTAACCCATACACATGCCAATCATGCGACGGCTGTAACTGCGTTAACCCTGAGGCCCGACGCTTAGGCATGTGCGAGCCGAAGAAATAACAAAGGAGGGTTAGAATGGGCATCCTCCAAGAATTAGATAATGATTACAAAATCGCTGAAGATTGGCTCTTAAATTACGAATTAAAAAAAGAACAATACTATCGCGATTTGAACTATATTCGTGATGAAAATCCAATGCATGAAGTGTATGTCCGTACTGGCCCCGGCAACATTGTTATGCAAAAAGTGGTTACTTTAGCCGAACTTGACCGCGCTGAAAAGTGGCTTTTGACAATTGAGCTTGTGCAGAACAAACTTGGACCAAAGAAAAGAGCGTTTTTGGAGGTTCGGCGAGAAGCCAGGCGAATGAATCATACGGTCAATGGCAGGGAAGTTTGGCGCGGATATGTGCAAACTCATTATGCTGATCGAATGGCAAAGGAATACGCAACATCAATGGACAAGTATTGGCTTAGTGAACGCGCAATAATGTATTGGTGGAAAACGCTTGTTGAAACAACACGGCTAATTGCATTAAAAAGAGGTTGTAGTTTTGGGAAAAAATAAATTTTTAAGAAGTGTTGCACTCCATTGCAGTTTTTCCGTGGTAATATGTTATTAGCAACAGTTGCCGTTGGCTGAACAAGCCAGCGGTTTTTTATATGTGCAGGGGAATGAATACTCTTGCCGAATTATGTATATTAATGGGAATTTCATAAGGAGTGAGTATAATTTGGGTACTTTTGATTTAGCTGATTTCGCAAGTGTTATGTTTTATTTAGGTGCAATGATTAGTCTTAATAGTCGTTTGAGTAAAAGTAAGATTAGAATTTGCGGTAGCCTTATGTTAACTATAGGTGCTATTATTCAAGTATTTTATATGAAAAGCCTGTTATCATCTGGTAGTGCTGTTTTATTATGCATTATTATTGGGCATATGCCAAACGAATGGGCTAAAGCAATTGATAATAGACTTTATAGCATTATAAACGGTTTAGAAAAGAAAGAAACAAGTACAGTCAGCTGTAGTATAATAAAATTAGTTATGTTTATGATTATAATAATAATAGTAGCATTACTGTTAATTGCAAGTAATTGGGATTATATAAAAAATGATGGCGCATTACAAGGTCTCATTTATGGTTTACTATTTTCATTTATGGGTGCAGTAATTGGTGGGTTAATTGGTGGTTATGGAAGCTATTTCGGAGGAATCAATGGAGCAAAAACAAGTTTAAATATGACACAAAGTATTGATCGATATAGATCTAGAAAAATTATTATTAAACAGTTAGAACGTATAAGAGTTGCAATTGTTGAAAATGATAAAACCAAATATATATTACCTAATACTTTCTTTTTAATTGAAAACTGGCTTGATAAAATTATGTTCTGTGATTTTGACAATAGGGAAATTGAAATTCTTATAAAATTTTTTCAAAGATGGGAGGCTATAGAACAAGAAGCTAGGGAGAGGGATGATCAGAAAATGGATATTGGGACTATAAATATTCATATGACGCAATTTATAGATGATATAGACAAAATAATAGATAAATATAAATAGAATATTTAATAGGGTTTAATATTAAGAGGTATTAGCAGAAATATAAATTATAGTCCGACAGCTTATGTTGTTGGACTTTTTATATGGGGGTAAACATTATGCCAACTGTAGACTGTGACCGTACCGAATGCGAACGCCATGGTATAGAAATATGCATAGCCAGGCGCGTGACATGGAAGGACGGATCTTGTTCTGAGTACCGGCCAAGGGTAGGCAAAGATATGCTGGATCAGCCGTTTAATGCTAACTGCCATAAGCGGGGCGGCAAGTACAAGAGCAGTAAGGTGACTGGGGTGTTGAAATGATGCGAAAAAAAAACTAGGGCCAGTGTACCGATAAAGGTAAGCACTTGCTCTAGTTAGCGTGTATTTAAGGCTGAAATGCTAATGTTGGAGTGTAGTTGTGTTATTAGTTTTTGTAGTCTTATTTCCCACAATGGTTGTTATGTCAGTAGTTTTTGCTTCAGTAGTTGTAGTACCGATTTTTTCCCACGTAGGCCAATCATAATAGTCATCAAGCCATGCTATTAGCCTTGTAATTTTAGCCTCACGGATTTCTTTATAATTTCCCCATATAGTAATTAAATCGGTAACCAATGTAAGGCCTCCTGATTCAGTAAGAGATGGACCGCCTAAAATAAGTAGGTTGGCTTTGTATGAAAAATCGTTAAAATCTTTCATAGCACCATTGCCTAGGTTGGTTAACTTTTTTATAGTGTCTTTATTCAATGCAGCTTTATTTATAATTGATAATTCTAATGTCGATTTTAGTGCTGTGAATTTTGCAGCAGCTAATTGATATTTGGTTTTTGCATCTAAGTAATCCTCATAGCTAATTCTGCCGTCATGCTTATTATATATTTCTTTTATGTCAGAAGCATAACTTACGGCCATTGCCTTTGCGTAAGCGTAGTTTTCGAGACCTGCATCTTTTTCTGATGCGAAACAAAAAGCTGATAGGGAAAGTAGAAAAACCAGTGTAGTCATTAGAAATACCTTTTTCATGATTATCACGCAGCCTTTCAAGTTTTTAATTCTGCAGAATAATTCTTCCAAATAAAGTAAAGTCCTGCTCTGGATTAAATATAAATTAAATTTGTGGAGGTGGTGATATGCGATAATGGCAAATCATGAGCAAGCTGAACGGGACTATATGTTGGGTATGAAATACCAAGCTATAGCGGATAAATATCAAGTCACCGTCAATACGGTTAAGTCTTGGAAAAGGCGCTATAAATGGGATAGAGTACCCAAAAAGGATGCACCCAAAAAGAAAAATGAGGGTGCATTTAAAAAAGTGTGCAAGCAAGAAAAAAGTATGCAAGTTGCTGTTCCAGTACATGAAGATGGTTTAACTGAAAAACAGCGACTTTTTTGTTTGTATTACATAAAAAATTTCAATGCAACGCAGGCAGCAATTAAGGCTGGCTATACAGATAAATATCCCGGAGAAATGGGGTATCAATTACTACAAAAACCTACACTTCGAACCGAGATTAAAAGGCTTAAAGAATTAAAGCGTCAATCAATCATGATTAACGAGGATGATATAGTTGAACGGTACATGCGGATTGCTTTTGCGGACATGACCGACTTCGCTGAGTTTGGCACTGAAGAATATCCTGATATCGACGCTGCAGGTAATACGCAAATAGACTATAACGGCAACGTCAAGATGTGTAAACGTAGTTATCTTGAATTCAAGGATCTTACGGAAGTTGATGGCGGTCTTATCTGTGAAATTAGCATGGGCCGAAATGGTATGAAGTTTAAATTAGAGGACAGAATGAAAGCGTTGGATTGGCTAAGCAATTATTTCAACATGAATCCAATGAATAAGCATAAGCAGCAGTACGATAATGCGCTTCTTGATTTGAAGCGTAAACAAGTCGAAAAGGACGCTTGGTAATATGGCTCAGGATTTTGCTAGAAAACTATATACGTCCAAAGCATGGATTGAGTTAAGGCGTAACCTTATCATCGAGAGGGGGCCGATCTGTCAGAAATGTAATACGCTTATGATTGATACCTCAAAGCTAATAGGGCATCATACGGAACGGTTAACGCCTTTGAATGTGAATGATCCAAATGTTGCATTGAACCCGAAGAAGATAGAAATTGTTTGCCTTATGTGTCATAACAAAGAGCCTGGACACTATTCAGGACAGGCAAGCCGATCAGTATATCTGGTATATGGTGCGCCATGTAGTGGTAAATCATCTATGGTCAATCAGTTGGCCGTAAGAGGCGACATGATCTTGGATATTGATAAGCTGTTCGAGTGCATTAGTGGACAGACGTTATATGACAAGCCGGATAACCTGAGGTTCAATGTATTTGCGTTGCGAGATAAGATACTGGACATGATCAAGACTAGATATGGAAAATGGCATGACGCGTATGTTATTGGCGGGTATCCCAATAAAGCTGAGCGCGATAGATTAGCGTTGGAGCTTGGGGTAGAGGTGATCTATTGTGAGGCAACACTGAGTGAATGTTATGCAATGATGCATCAGAGGCAACTCCCTAAGGAATATGTTGGATACATCGACCGATGGTTTGCCGAGTACCAGGCGTGACCCCCCAGCATCGGCTTCATGTTCCCGCTAAGCCAGACCGGTGGATAGGCATCATTTTTTTATATGGCAAAAATTTGACTTTTCCAGTGATGCTTTTTGAAAAACTTTGAATCTGGGGGTGCATCGTGGATACTCAGCAAGAGTTTGAGAGAATAAAGGCCTTGTTTGCGGGTGTAGATGAGAAACAGCTGCAGCTCGTTGAGGGCGCCATAATGGAAGCCGCCCGGCTTCGGGTGGAACTTAACCGACTGCATGAAATCGTCAAGCAAACTGGACTTGTCAAAGTGCATCCGGATAACCCTGTGATGCAGAAGGAACTGCCGGTTAGCCGGATGATAGTAAAAGTCCGTGCCGGGTACATAAACTATATCGGAAAATTGTCTAGCATTTTGGGACGCAGTGTTGTGGATGAGGACGATGACCTAGATGAATTCGCTTAACGAAAAATACCCAGGATCATATCTCCTGGATTACTACAAAAAAACGCAGGCGGGGGAAATCATCGTCGGGAAAGAACTCACACTTTGCCTTGAGAATCTGATTACTGATTTGCAGGATGAGCAATATCGATATGACCTAGCAGATCCCCAAAAGCGGATTCGGTTTATTGAAACTCAATGCAAGCATTCGATCAGTCCTTTTGCCGGCAAGCCCTTTTTATTGGAACTATGGGAAAAGGCACTCATTGAAGCCGCATATGGCTTTAAAGTGTATGACAAGGAATTTAAACAGTGGATTCGGCGCTTTGTCGAAGTACTCTTAATTATAGGCAGAAAAAATGGCAAAACGAGTCTCGCAGCAGCTCTTGGCAATTGCGAGTTTTTTTGTGGGGAAACCGGTACTAACGTAATATGCGCCAGCAATGACTATGAGCAAGCGGGGCTGATTTTCGATGAGATAAACAACATGCGCGAGGAGTCACGGAGCCTGGAACGTGTTACCCGGAAAAACATAAAAGGAATATTTATGGGTAACCCCAAGCAAAAGAAAAAGAAGGGAAAATTCAGCTACCAGAACAAGGCCAAAATAAAAAAACTCTCCGCAAAGACAGGCGCTAAGGAAGGGAAAAACATTGACTTTGCTATTGTCGATGAAGTTCACGAAATGAAAGACGACGGACTGGTTATGCCGATCAAGCAATCTATGTCCACTAAGTTGGAACCACTTATGATCGAGATTACCACCGAAGGATTTACCGATGAAGGGTACCTTGACAACCGCTTATCCTACGCTCGCCGGGTACTGAAGGGGGAAATCGCAAATGATCGGCTGCTAGTCTGGCTTTATACTCAGGATTCTGAGGAGGAAGTTTGGCAGAATCGAAATAGTTGGGTTAAATCCAATCCGAATTTAGGTGTTAGTAAGAAATGGTCTTATCTTGACGGTCTAGTAGAGCAAGCAAAAACGGAAACCTCCGTCCGCGCCTATATGTTGGCCAAAGATTTTAATGTTAAACAAAACTCAGCAGCCGCCTGGCTAACCGAAGCAGATATAAATAATCCGGCTACGTTCGAACTGGATAGGTTTAGAGGTAAATACTACATTGGCTCGCTCGACTTCGCGGAGACGACCGACCTTTGTAATGCCAAGGCGCTGATTTATGACCGGGAAATAAATCAGGTCTGCACTATGACGATGTACTTTATTCCGGAAGATAAAGCCGATGCCATACTGGATGAACCGAATAGTCTCAATCCGGAAAAGAAAAATTATCGGGAATGGGCTAAAGCCGGACTAGTAACTATTTGTCCTGGTAGTGAGGTGGATCCGGCAGCAGTTGTGTCCTGGTATTATGGACTTTATAAGCAATACCAAATGACACCGTTTAAAATTGCCTATGATAACTGGCATGCCAAGGATTTTAAGCGCCTGGCGGCGGAGCATTTCGGCGAAGAAGTTTTAGAACGGATTAATATGGATTTTATGAGCATGTCCGGTCCAATGCGGATTATAGAATCGGACCTCAAGTCAAAGAAACTTAATTATAACAATCACCCTATTGATCGCTGGTGCCTTAAGAATACATCATTTAAAACTAATAACCTTGGCATGATTATGCCGGTGAAAAAATATGGGCAGAGCAAAAACCGGATTGACGGTGCGCTCGGCTTTATTATTGCCTATGCAGCGTATAGCCGGTTTAAGAATGAGTATATGAGTTTGGTTTAAAAATATGTAAATAAGTAAATAAGTAAATAGATTTATAAATTTGCATAATTTGTTTTAAATGGTAGAATAAACTAAGATGTTGAGATTTAATGACAAAATTGTGATAATAGAGCGGAATTATATATAGTTATTAACATTTGCGTTAATTATAGATAAAGTAAAGGGGAGATTTTATAAAAATGAATAAAAATTATTTATTGTCAATTTTAGTAGTGATCATAACACTTCTAATTGCTGGTTGTGGGGAAATGGATAAAGCCACAAAACTTATACAGCAAGGAGATTATTCTTATGCTAAGATGATTCTTTTTAATGATTATCAGGAGGCTAACATAAAAGCAATTGATGATGATCTAAAAAAGATAGGTAAGGCAATAGAACATAAACAAGGTATTTCTGAACCAGTAGGTATTAGAAAAGAGCCGGTAATAGTTTTATATAAATATGCAGACGCGAGGGATTCGGAAGCAAAGGGAAAAATCTATGAGGCAAGTGAAGCTATAAAGAACGTAAGTAATGATTATAAAGGTCCGTTAAGTAAAGAAATACTAGCCTATAAAGATGAGTTTTTATCTAAATATGCAAGCCAAATACAACAAGCAAGCGATGAAAAGGCAAAGGAAGAAAAAGATCAAAAAGAGACAGCAGAACAAGAAGCAAAAGAGCGAATTGACACGTGGAATAAAACAATCAATATTGGGGATTTAAAGGATCACGTTATTGATGTTTTAGGAAACCCAAAAGGAGTTAATACAATAACATATGAAAATGGGACAGCTGAACAACTGATTTACTCTAATAAATATGTTTATATAAAAAATGGACGAGTTACAGCAATACAAACTGAAAATTAATCGTGATTTTTTTAGACCTGTTATTTATTGCATAAATGTGATATGTAGCGGTCTTTTTTATGAGGAGGTGACAATTTGATATTTAACTACATAAAAGGCGTGCTCGATCGGTACCAAGCCAAGCGCCAAGCAAAACAGCTTATATCTTTATTAAATGATGGCCGCGCGATCTTCTCCAGCTTTGGAGAAGATATTTATTTGTCCGATTTCGTAAATAACTGTATTGACCGTATTGCCTCGGAAATCAGCAAAATTGATATAGTCTCCGTGGTCCAAAAGCCCGGTTCCATCCGGCAGCAGAATGATGAAATCACGCGCCTGTTTCGGTTTAAGCCGAACCCGTTGCAGACCACGAAAGACTTCCTTGCATCCTGTGAATGGCTTAGGCGAAAAGACTGCAATTGTTTTATATATCCTCAGTACGAAATTGTATATGACCAGGCGGGAAACCCATACAGGAACTATACTGCTTTTTATCCTTTACGCCCGACTCAAATTGAAATGGGGCTTGATGAGGGTGGAGCTGTTTGGGAAATAAAGTTTTACTGGCAGGATGGAACATCAGATATACTGCCTTATGAGGATATTGTCCATCTACGCTGGCGCCGCGGTAAGAATACTATAATTGGAGGCGGGGATGATTTTGGTCGCCCGGAAACTAAAAATTTATTGAGCGCAATAACCACATTGGATAAAGTGATGCAGGGATTGCCTAAGGCGTTGGAAGCCAGCCTTCAAATTAAGGGGATTTATTCAGCGAAAACCCTGGTAGATTCAGATAAGATAAAAACAGCTCGGGATAAATTTGAGTCTCATGTTTTGAGTAGCAAATCTGGAATTATTGCAGTTGATTTGGCGGGGGAATTCCAACCGGTTAATGTTAATCCACCGGAAATTAAAAGTGAGGTTATGAGTTTCTTAAAAGGGATCATCCGTGAACGGTATGGTATTTCGGAGGCTATTTTATTTGGCGATTACAATGATGATCAGCATGAATCGTTTTATCAGAACTGTGTTGAAGAATTTATTACGGAGTTTGAACAGGCGATGTCATGCTGTTTGTTTACCCAGCGTGAGCAGGATGTTGGGCATCGGATAAAATGCTACTATAGTCGGGTTGAATATCTGTCCATGCAAAATAAAATCGAGCTGGCTACGCTGGCGACTAATACAGGATTGCTAACCCTAAATGAAATTAACGATTTGTTTGGCTTTGAGCCGTTTGACGATGGAGATCGGCGGCTTCAGTCATTAAATTTTGTGAATACGCAAATCGTTGATAGCTATCAGTTAAAAACGGCGGGTACGGAGAAAACACCGCAAGGAGGTTCTGGTAGTGGGAAAAAAGTATGATGAATCCATGATATTAAAACGGAATTTTGAAGTAAAGGATTTTCGGGCGGTACCGGCTGCCGATGATAAACCAAAAATGTTGACGGGCCATCCCGCAGTGTTTGATCAAATGACATCCATTGGTGGATGGTATAACGAAATAATTGAGCGTGGTGCATTTGACGGAACGGACTTTGATGACGTTCTGTTTTTTGTTAACCATGATATGGGGAAGATTCCTTTGGCCAGAAGCCGCAGGAATAATTTAAACAGTACCATGCGGTTAGGACTCGACGATATTGGCTTATTTATTGAGGCAGAACTTGATACAGAGAACAACATGGAAGCTCGGCAGGTATATTCCAGCGTCGATCGCGGCGATATAACCGGCATGAGCTTTTGTTTTCGCGTTGCTGAAGACCAGTGGGAAGACCTTGATACTGATACACCGACCAGGCACATTTTAAAAATAGCCAAGGTCTTTGAAGTGTCAGCCGTAAATTGCCCGGCTTATGACACTACCGATATTAATGCCCGCGACAAGGCGGCGTTGGATAACGCTAAACGAGTATTGGATAATGCTCGGTCGCAGGAGTTGGACAACTCCAAGGAGATTGATATATATAAGCTTAAAAATCGAATTTTAGGAGGTTTGTAATTGTATGAAAGATAAATTGTTAAGGTTACTTAAGGCCAAAGAAGAGGCCCGGGCGGCATTGGTTGCCAAATCTGAAAAGAGCGAAGAGGTAGCCGAACTTAGGAGCATTCATGCGCAGATTGAAAGTATTAATACTGAAATTGCGGAGCTGCGGGGATTAATTGCGGAAGCTGAGACAGCGGAAAATCCTGCTGGTACCGATGACGGTCAAGAAGATAGAACTAAAGTAGTCAATGGCAAGCAACAGGAAAAACCTGCAGAAGCGCGGCAATTTACTCCCGGTAAGGGGTTTGAAAAAATCGACGGACAAAGTCCAGCCGAAGATCGTGCCGCCAAGGAGCTGGCTGATAAGGAAAAACGAGGCAAAGACCTAATGGAAGGTCGGTCGGTAACGGTAGCAAGCTCTAGTATTGTATTGCCGGCACAAACATCCAGTACTATTAACCCAACCTTTAATGTGGTTTCAAGCCTGGTTGATCGTGTTGATACGCTGATGCTAAAAGGCGGAGAATCATTTAGTCAGCCATATGAAAAAGATACGCCAGTTGGTGGTTATACCACTGAGGGGAGCGATTACAACGAGGCGGACGTAACTTTTGGATATGCCGACATTACTAAGGCCAAAATTACAGCATACTCCGAAACAACTGAAGAAATTCAAAAATTGCCGGCAACCGATTATGAAAGTGTTGTTATGAATGGGATTTCAAAGTCTGCCCGGAGGTATTTGGCGAAAGAAATTTTAGTTGGTACCGGGGCAACAAATCATTTGTCTGGTATTTTCTCAACTACCGCAACTGCGATTGAAACGGACACTGATATCGAGCTCTCCGCAATTAGTAATACAACACTAAGCGAAATTATGTTCACCTTTGGTGGCGATGAGGACGTTGAAGACCAGGCAGTCTTAATTTTGAATAAAGTTGATCTTAAGGCTTTCAGTCAGCTTCGGACAACTGATGGTAAGCCTTTCCACACTATTATTACTCATGGCAACACTGGCACGATCGATGGAGTTCCTTATATCATCAACAGCGCATGCTATGCGGTTAGTGCGTCAGCGACTGCTTCAGCTGCGTATTGTATGGCATATGGGCCATTGTCAAATTACAAGCTGGTTATTTTCTCCGATCTCGATGTTCGTAAATCAGATGATTACAAATTTAAGACCGGACAAATCGCTCACCGGGGTAGCGTGTTTGCTGGCGGTAACGTAGTTTCCTATAATGGGTTCCTGCGGGTGAAGAAAGCGACAACTACAACAACCTGATAATTGTAATGAAGTTTGGGGGCTCGATATTATCGCTGCCCCTCATATATTATTGAAAAATAACGCCGCCAGCAAGGAGTCGAAATTATGGAAGTTGATGAGTTAAAAGAATATCTTAAAGTTGATGGTAATGACCTGGATACGGTACTTGAAGGCTACATGGCAGCGGCTGAGACGTATTTAACAAACGCTGGTATTACTAAGGATTATACCAATGGCCTATATAAAACTGTGGTTACGGTGTTCTGTGGGACATTATTGGAGAATCCGAGCCTGATTGTTGCGGGCAAAGGTAGTTTAGATAGTCTTAGCATTACGTTGAATGCTCTTGTAGCTCAGTTGAGGTTCGCACAATGATGATTGGTAAACTTGATAAACGGATAACCATTACCCAACCCACGAAAACAGACGACGGCCAGGGTGGAAAGATAAAAACATGGACAACAGTAGCAACTGTATGGGCACAGTTTAAAATACCTAAGGTGACAACAGACGTAGCCACGGGTACGGTGTTAAGTGATTTAACTTGGGAGATCGGCATTAGGTATCGGACTGATATCCTGAAAGGCTGGAAAGTTAGTTATGGTATCCAGACATTTGAGGTTATGCATGTATATTCTTTGGACCGGGACAAGACTACTCTGATTTGTCGGGAAGTGGTTAAGTGAAAATCAACATATCCCGTGATATCGGGAGCGTAAGAAAAGTGTTGTCGCGATTTGAAAGCTATGATAGCACGACCCAAGACAAAATACGGGCTTCTGTTTTATCTTCGCTAAATAATATAAAAGCAGGAGCCAGAAGGCGGGTTCGTGTGCGGTCGGGTATGTTAATGAAAAATATAACCAGCACCTTTGATAGTAAAACGGCATCCGGTAAAGTTTCAGCAAAATCGCCGCATGCTCACCTTTTAGAATTTGGCGCAAAAGGTGTATTAGTAAGACCGAAAAATAAAAAAGCCCTGCATTTTAAAGGGGGCTATAGTGCTAAGGCTAATATTCCGGCTCGATCTGCCCGGCCATTTATGCGGCCAGCGTTTGAAGAAGAAAAACCAAGCCTGATAAAAAATGTCACTGAGGCGGTAAAACCATGATTATTGTAAGGCGTATCCCATTGAATGCTCTGCAAAAGAAAATTTATGAATTATTAACTACAGGCCAAACCACGCCAGTCTATGATGATGTTCCGCCAGATGCAAGTTTTCCGTATATAACCCTTGGAGCCTTCACCTGTAAGCAAAATGGTGCTAAGAGCTTAGATATGTCGGATGTATCCCTGCAAATTGATATTTGGTCGGAATACTGCGGAAAGGCTGAAGTTAATGGCATTATGGATGATATTGCAACACTGCTATCAGCATGTCCTATCGATTTATCCGACGATAATTTTAAAGTTATCAGTCAAGACATCGATTTTGCTGAAGCTTTCCCAGAAGATAATTTTGGGTACCATGGTGTTTTGACACTGGTTTGTAAAATTCAAAACTTAGGAGCGTGAAATTATGAGTTTGAAAATAGACTTGCCGACAAACCCAATGTCGGAAGAATCCACAGTCGGTAAAGATTATCTGCTCTATGTTGCAGGCATTATTGGAACAGCAACAACTGAATCATGGAATCTTATTGGGGGCCAGACCGGCGGATCTGTTGATGAATCTACCGATGAGATTGATGTATCGACAAAGACTAGTGGTGGCTACAAAGCTACTGTTGCTGGTATGTCTTCATGGAGTATTGATTTCGATACGGTTGCGATTTTGCCTAATAGCGATTACGGCATTGAAATTTTGCGGCGGGCAAAGGCCCAGGGTAAGCAAGTAAAAATTAAAATATTATACCCAGATGGAAGTTACCGAGTGGGGTGGGCAACAACCACGACATATACCGTAGACACACCTCATGATAAAAATGCTACGTTAAAGGGAAAACTGAGTGGCTGTGGTCCCCTTTCAGATTATTCGGTAACGGTTGCTATTAGCTCAGCAACTGACCAGACTTATTATTTTAACAGCAAAGCCACGGCAACTGCAGTAACTCTTGATTCGGCTACGGTTGCAGCATCAAACTATACTGCGACAACGGCAGGACAAATTACTTTGTCGGCTTCTTATCTGGCTAATCTTGCATCTGGAGAATATTTGTTTTATGTTGAATTGTCTACCGGTGGATATTCGCTAATTCCAATAACAATTACGGGAACTGCTTCGATCAGTCCGACAACTGCAACTGTTAGCATTGCATCTACGGCGAATGAAACCTTTACCATTACGCCAAGCAAGGAAACAATAGCTAGCGTGAAAAACGGCTCGACGACATTGACATCTGGAACGGATTATACTTATTCGTCAGGGACATTGACTATTGTAAGCACCTATCTTGCTTCGCTGTCAGCTGGGACCGTGACCTTGACAGTGACTACAACTTCAGGAACTGCACTGACAATTACGTTAACAGTTACGGCATAAAAAGGCGGCTGATTGTCGCCTAATTTATTTGGAGGAATAACGATGAAAAATACAATCCCATTCGATTTGTTCGGCAAGAAACAGGAGCTATGTTTTAAAATTAAGGACATTCGTAAATTGGAGCAGGCATTAGGAAAACCGGTTCAAGTAATTTATAGTAATGCGGTAGTTGGTGTTGATTTTTGCTATGCGGCTTATCCGATTCTTTTAAAGATATCGGAACAAGAATTTGAAGAAAAACTAGAAAAATACCTTGAGGATGGCGTTGGGACAATTGATCAATTAGCGATGCCAGCGATTAACGCCTTGACCATTACTGGTGTAGTTGGTAAACCGTTAGCTGATGCTGTACGGGAACTGTATTATCCGACTGAAAAAGCGCAGGCTGATGAAAAAAACGTAGAAGCGACGGTGAATCAATAACCGTCGCTTCCTTTTATGAATGGTTGTGCTGGGCGGAGCCATTAGCATATGGTCCATTGAATTTAAAACCGTGGGAATTTGAAGAGCTGCAGCCACATGAATTTTATGAGTTGTTAGATGGGTATGATTGGCGCAAACGAGAAAACGATAATAACCAAGCATATTTTACGCACTGGATAGTTAATTCGTTCGGTGGAAAAGTCAGCCCAGCTGATATTTTGAAGCCGCTTAGAGAAAATCCTGCCGAGAAAAAACGTACGACGGCAGAAGAATTGAAGGAAAAGTTTAAGCATGTGCTGTGATTATTGTTGTGGCCTATTATCAATGTCCTTTTCTTCATTTGCCGCCATAGTCCACAATGTTTGCATCACATCTTTGTAATTATAATTACCGTAATCAAGCCGACATGCACTTAATTTTGACTTTAAAGTAGGATGCATTGCAAACACTATAACTAATTCGTCCTCACCGATAATTCCATTGTACTTGCTATATATACCTATCCGCCAAACTTCCCGTGCGTCTTTATAATCATCTATAATTGGTTGAAATGTTAATTCAAGATAAGGGTCCTTATCATTACTGGAGTATTTATCCTCGTATTTTCTAAAATTAACGGCTGCCTTAGACACTAACGAACTATAATCCTGAAAATTAACTCCAGCCTCAACGTTGTATCTAATTTCCTTAATCGAATCAAGTACTTTTTGAGCATCGGCATTGCTTTCGTCAGAATAGGCAAATGCCGTACTCATTACTGACAGCATTAATATAAAGATCAACAATAATATTTTTCTCAAACGAACCAACTCCCTTTTTATTCCATTTTAATATAGTATGTCCGAATTTATCAATGTATATTTACGTGAAAGGAGGTACTAAAAATTAGCACAATAGCAGAATTAATGGTTAAGATTGGTGCAGATAATTCCGGCTTGAAATCTGCACTTAAAGATAGCCAATCAAATATAAAGACTGCTTTTGCAACTGATCCCGTTAAGGAATTTACCAACGCTCTTGAGGGTACTACGGGCAGTGTTGGTTCGTTGATTAGCCGGTTCTCAGGATTAGCTGCCGTTGCCGCTGGCGGGTTTGGCTTTGCTGCACTTATTGACAATGCTGTTAATGCTGGTAATGCGGCTTATGAAATGGCTCAACGGTTGGGTGTTTCTAACCAGGAGGCTATAAACCTTAGCCGGGTATTATCTATGAGCGGAACAGACGTAGCAATGTTTAATTCCGCTATAATGAGACTAGATAAATCTTTCTATTCAACAGGTAATTCAGGGCAATTGTGTCGTGATACGTTAACAGCTACAGGCGTTGCCTTGACTGATGCCAATGGGAAAATGCTGCCGCTAACTGAGCAGTTAGCCAATATGGCTCAGGGATATGAAAAAGCAAAAGCATCTGGACAGCAACAAGTGTTTTTAATGAATACTCTGGGCGTAAAAGGTCTGCAACTAACAAAAGTATTTGAAGAATATAACGAAAAAATGAAAATTGCATCTGAGACTAATGGCGTCGGCCTTAATCCAGAAGAAATGCACAAGCTAAGTTTGGAAATGGATGCTTTGAAGATACAATCTAGCCAAATTGGGCTTGTTTTTGGAAGTGCGTTAGCGCCGATTGCGGCAGAAGTGTTTCCGCCTATTCTGACCGGGTTAAAAAATGCGTCAACCTTTTTGGCACAAAATAAAGCTGGTGTTATTGGAGTTACCGAAGAAATACTAAAGCTATATGCTGCCTATAAGCTTGTTAACTTGGGTAAATCGGCAATTAACACAGTGTCAAATCTTGCTCAAGGGCTAGGTTCGAATGCTGGAGAAAGGGCTGCGGCAAGTGAATTAACCGCTTTTCAGGAAAAGGCTGTTGAAAGATCAGTAGCGGCCAGTGAACGTGGCTATATGCGTAAGATTAATGCCGCTGTCAGGGCTGCGCAGGCTGAAAGTGCTAGTGCAGATGAAGCCGCTGCGCAAATTGCAGTGGCTATGCAAAAAATTACAGCTGAATCCGATGCCGCGAGCATAGCAATACGCGAACGAATGACAGCTGCCTTTCTCGGCGCGGCCGCATCGGCAGAGGAATCGGCGATTATTATAAATACAGCTCTTGCAGGAACCGGAACTGCGGCAGTTGAAGCCGCGACAGTAAAAACCGCTGCAACAGTAGGATCAGCAGAGGCCTGTACCGCCGCAGTTGTCGAATCATCGTTAGTCCAGGAGGGAAGCATTACCGCTGTTGGAGTGGCTGCAGAAGTAGCCGGAGCAAAAGAAGTAGAGGCAAGTGAATCAGCAGTAGTTGCGGCTAATAAGGTAACTGTTGCTCAAGGAGAAGTAGCCGCGGCGGAGGTTGTTGCAGGCGATACTGCTGTTATAGCTGGGACAAAAATGGAAGCGTCTTGTATTTCTGCCGGAGGAGCAGTTAAAAGCTTAGGAAACTTAGTATTGGCGTTGGCCGGCGGCTGGATTGGAGTAGGTGTTGCAGCAAGCTATGCGGCGTATGAAATTACGAAAGCTTGGGCAGCGCATAATCGGTCAGAAGTTAAACAATACCAGCGTATTGGATTAGATCCTCAGTACATGGGGTTTCAAGCTGGTACTAGTCCAATGGCTTTTGCCATTAAATCAGCTCCGCCAACTGAAGAAAATGGTCAATATGTTGATATGGAAGCAAGAGAACAAGCAGAAGCGGAAAAGGCTAAGGCTGAGAAAGAAGCGGCAGACGCCAAAGCCAGGATAGAAGCCCTGCAGGCGGGTATTGGAATTTTGCCGACTGCTGAGGGAAAAACGCCTACAGAAAAAACTAAAAAAGAGGCAGCACCTAAAGAGTCGGCTGAACAGCTTGCTGCTGATCGGGCACGACATAAAGAAATTGAAGATGCCAACAAATTTGTTGAGCAGATGAATAAAATATATGATGGCATGTTTCTTGATCAAGAAACTGTTAGCCAAAATGCATATCAAAAGCAACTTGACGATCTTAAAAAATGGCATGATGATGGACTGGTCAGTGAGGAAGATTATACGGCAGATTTGTTGAAACTATCGCAGATGCGTACGGTAAATTTGATTGCTGAAGCGCAAAAACAACTGGATGCAGAGCGGGGTTATAAGCAAAGCGCTCTTGATTTAGTAGAGTCCTTGCAAAAGCTAAAAGATGCAAGCCTTACCGGATCCGCGGCGGCTGCAGTAGCCTTTCAAAGAGAATGGGACAATGCATTGAAAAATGTGAAAAAGCAGGTTGATGATATTGTATCGCAATTAAATAGCATGAAAGAGCCGGGAGAACGAAATAAGAAAATTAGAGTGTACCAAGATTCGGGAATGATGAATCAGGGCGATTTTACAGGTAAAGCCGTTACTTCTGAGGATTTTTCAACTTTTTCTCAATCGGCGACAGAGGCTGTAAATAAAAAATTTATTCAGGATAGTCAAGATGAAGATACCATCTATAATAATTGGAGAAAAAATCTTGATATTGAATATAACCAAGGCCACATTCAAAAATACCAGCAAATGCTCAACGACAAGCAAAACCTTGACCACAACTACTTAGAGGGCCAGAAAGCCTATATGACCGAACTGCAAACCTTGTGGAATCAAACCCATAAATCTATTTATGATAAGTATGCTACATTGTTGTCTGACATGGATTCGGGATTAACAAGTGCGTTAACTAACTTTATATCGGGCACATCATCAGGCAAAGACGCTTTTCGAAGTTTTGCTGATTCAGTAATCGATAGCATAATCAAAATGGAAGCTCAGGCCGCGGCGGCTAACATTACATCAAGTATTAGCAAGCTACTTGGTATTGGTACAAGCACGTCGACGGCTAGCAGTAGTAGTAGTGATTCATCAAGTAGCTTGCTTACTTCGGCGATTTCGTTGGTTAGTCAGCTTGCCGATGGCGGTGCGGTTTATGGTCCTGGTACAGGCACAAGTGATTCCATTCCGGCGATGCTTAGTAATGGTGAGTATGTATTAACCGCAAATGCTACTAGTGCAATTGGCGTGAGCAATTTAGACCGAATAAACAAAGGCTATGCTTCGGGTGGACTTGTAACTGGTCCATCGTTAGCTAGTCTGAGTAATTACGGTAATGTTTCTAACGTATCCAGCGCCGGATCATCAAGACGATCTGTTGGAAGCAGCAGTAATCAGAGCAGCGTCACAATGAATATTTATGCTCAGGATGTGCGTGGAGCCAAGCAGTCGCAAAGCCAGATGATGGCGGAAGCTTATAATGCGATGTCGAGAGCGAGGAGAAATGTATGAATAATGAACAGCGCATAGCACAGTTAGAAAAAGAAGTGGCCGATCTCAAACGGCGGCTTGAGAATCAGCCAAAGATAATATCTTTTGATTTTAAAGTACAAAACTTTAAAGAATTAATGCCTAGGGTTGTCCAGGAATTACACCGACAATTTGGTCGATAAAAAGAGTAATTGAGGCACTGTTTATTTGCTCTCCGGATAAACCACTTGGATATAAAACAGCATCTTTGAGAGTAACGTAATTTAGATGGTTTACAGATAACTTATGTTCATCGATTATTTGCTCTAATGATTCCGTATAAGCATCTTTCATATCTTCATCAATAGATCCTACAACTATTCCGGCAGCAGTTATAAAAGTAATTTTATTATTTAGACTGTTTTCGTTGAGTTTGCTGAAAAGCTGAAACATTGTTATTATGGTCCTTTTTGTATCAGACACAAAATATCACCTCCCTTCGAGGTGATATTTCTATAAATTCCATTATTTTCCTGTAAAGGAGGGCGGATAGTGAACTTCGACTTGCAATTATTTTCAGTATCCCTACCAGATAATCCATTCAAATCTGACGCAACCGCTGGCGAATATTATTTGCTCTATGTCAATGCAGGAACTGTAACTAACCCAGAGTGGAAACGAATTGGCGGTCAACGCAGCTCAACCTTAAATAGAAAAGCTACCAGCGTTGATGTTAGCAATAGAACGAGTGGCCGCTGGAGAATGAAAAAGGTAGGCCTAAGAGAGTGGAGCATTGATTTGGATGGACTAATTCTGCTAAATGATGGTGGATTAGAAATATTAGATCAGGCCTTTATGGACGGACAACAAGCACACCTAAAATTTCAGTATCCCGATTTAACCTACCGTCTAGGGTGGGCAATAATTACTGATTTCAACATTGAAAATCCTTACAATGATGCTGCAACGGTGAAGGGGACCCTAGAAGGAAGCGGACCTTTGTCTGACTTGATGGTAGATACATCGAATTTGGTAACTATCAGTAAAAATCCAGATAGTAAGCAGATTTTTAACACTGATCATTACATTACATAGCGGGGTGTAATAATGAGTACAAGTTTTCATGAAATCAGATTCCCTGTGGATCTCTCCTGGGGTGCATCAGGTGGGCCAGTTTTTGATGTAGATATTATTGAAACAAAGACCAAACTGGAACAACGTAATTTAAATAACTCATACCCGCAAGCAACCTACACCATCCCATATAATCTGAAAAATTTTGATGAGTACCAGGATATTCTAAATTTTTATTATGCCAGACGCGGCAAAACATATGGATTCCGGTTTAAGGATTGGAAAGACTACTATGCCGCGGATCAATCGATCGGCAGTTATGATGGCACTACAACCGAATTTCAATTAATTAAGACATACGGGGATAGCGTTAATACATATACTCGGACAATCACTAAGCCGATAAAAAATACGGTAAGAATCTATGTTGATGGCGATTACTATAAGGACTGGACCTGCGATTATACGACTGGAATAATTATCGTTTCCGGTTTAACTGGTACAACCACAAGTGAGAACAAAATTACTGCTGATTTTGAATTCGATGTTCCAGTGAGATTTGATAATGACTTTCCCACAGTAGCCGCGGACGATGAAAATGATTTAATATCGGTGAACACAATTACCTTTAAGGAGCTGTTGGCATGAGCTCAGATATAGGATTAACTGATACCGTAACAACCTTATGTACCTGCTGGGAAATTACCCGTAAAGATGGTACCGTGATGGGGTTTACCGATTTTTCCGAGGCACTTACCATTGACTCTGTAACTTATGAGGCAAAAACCGGTTATGCGTCAACAACCATTGCATCCTCAAGCGGTTTATCGGTAGATAATCTTGATGTATCAGGAGCACTGTCCAGTGATGCTATAACCGAAGCCGATATAACTGCAGGCAAATATGATTTTGCGGCAGTACAAATATTTCAAGTTAATTATCTAGAACCTACAGCAGGGGAAAATATTCTTCGAACCGGGTATATAGGTAATATTTCGCGTGGTGATCATGCGTTTACCGCTGAAATTAGAGGCTTAGCGCAATTGGCCCAACGAAACATCGGTGAATTATATTCAGATACTTGTCGGGCTACTCTGGGGGATACCAGGTGCGGGATAGATTTGACCGACTATACATTTACTGCAACTGTGACAGCGGTTGGTGATGACACTTTCACAATATCGAACAGTGAAACCAAGACAGCTGGCTACTTTAAAAAGGGGCTTGTGACTTTTACCAGTGGCAACAATGATGGCGTAAGCATGGAAATTCAAGCGCATACCAAAGATGGTACTTACGATGTGATTACACCATTCTTACCGTTAGCTGAAACTATTGCCGTGGGAGACACTTTGACGATCGTGGCTGGATGCACTGGTTCTTTTTCGGTATGCTCTGGAACTTTTGATAATTATCTGAATTTCAGAGGTGAACCAAATATTCCAGGCACTGATACCATTTATTCCTACGCCTAGGAGGTGAGATTTTGAAACGAACTGAAATTATTAACTCTGCTAGAGGTTGGCTGGATACAAAATGGCAGCACCAAGCCTGCCTTAAAGGTGTTGCGTGTGATTGCGTGGGGCTTGTCCGTGGTGTGGCTGCAGACTTTGGTCTTAAAGTTGACATCACAGATTTAAATTACTCTCAGCGGCCACATCATACAGATGAAAAGCTTTATCAAAAAGTAAAAAAATATATGCAAGAAATATCGATCGCCGAGGCTAAGCCCGGCGATATTTTATTGTTTGGCTGGGAACAGTGGCCTGCTTATCATTGCGGTTTTCTTTCGTATAATGGCTTTGTAATTCATACTTGGCTGGACGTAGGCAAGGTTGTTGAAAGCCGCTTAGATGAGACATGGAAGGAAAACATACGCTACGCTTTCCGCTTGCCTGGAGTTGAGGATTAAATGGCGACGATTCTACTCAGTAATGCCATAGCGGCGGCTAATCCATTTTGGTCAGCGGTATTAAGCTTGGCCGCGACGACTGCAGATCAATATTTATTTGGCAAACACCAAACGGCTACCCGCATGGATAGCACCCAAGTTAACGACAGCAGCTATGGCAATATGATTCCGATTGTTTTTGGTATGGTGCGAGCTTCCGGCAATATTATTTTTGCTAGTGATTTTACCTCTCATGAAAGTAGTAGCAGTGGTAAGGGTGGCGGAGGAACAACCACTTATACTTATTCGATTAGTGTTGCAGTTGCTATTTGCAAAGGGCCGATCGTCAAGATACGCCGTATGTGGTTGAATGGGACAGAGTATATTTTTACTTCCAAAAGTTCCACTACATATAAGTTCACAAAAGTTGATGACACATCGACAACAGTCTCATGTCGTATTTATCTAGGGAGTGAGACCCAAGAGCCGGATTCCTATATGGAAACAAAAAACGGCGGAACTGGTACAACTCCTGCATATCGGGGGTTAGTTTATGCCGTTTTCCAAGATCTCTATTTAACCAATTTCGGTAATGGAATTCCTCAGTTTGCCTTTGAGGTAGTATCTGAAGCCATGGCCGATTCGGTGAATTATAGCGACCAAACAAAAACAGGACTGACGTTCACAGATGAAGATTTAAGTTTTTCGACATGGGAAAATGCAACGATTAAATATTGTACATTTACTAACTGCCGGCTGGATGGATCATCATGGGATAATTCAACTATAAAAAATTGCAGCTTCGAGGGATCAGTTATACGTGATTCTAGCTGGGAAAGTGCGACGATCACTGATTGTACTTTTGATAGTGTAGATGCTCGCGGTGCAAGCTGGACAAGCGCTAAAATAACGGATTCGTCATTTGATGAGGCAGATGTAAGAGGCTGCGGGACTATGAATGTCGGGAACTGTACGTTTGTTAGTGCCTATGTGAATGATACGACGTTTCAGCTAATATCATCTTGCACTTTCACCGATGCCGATTATGATACCGTAGACACGGGATATTTGAGTTATTATCCATCATGTCCGCTCAGCAAAATCATTTCGACTCTTGCCGATTATGCTGAAATCACGGATGACATGATATCGATGACAGACATTACGAATTCGGTCAATGGTTATACCATTACCTCACAATCTACTTTTCGGAGCATAATGGAAACCTTCATGCAGGCGTACGCCTTTGATGCCTATGAAGCGGATGGAGTTTTAAACTGCATTGCTCAAGCCTCACAAGATATAACGGTTATTCCGGAAGCTGATTTAGGAGCAGTAAGCTCTGGCAGTGAGACAATTGATAAGCTGAAAATTGAGGACAAGGATGTCTACGAACTGGCACCGCAAATAAATGTTACCTACTACAACTATGCTCAAGATTATCAGCAAGGCACTGTCCGGGCTAGACGCAGATTTTACACGGAGTCGCTTGGGGAAGAAACCGTAAATCTTAATATTGTAATGACGAAATCTGAGGCGCAAACAATAGCCGATAATCTTCTCATAAAGGCGTGGACCAATAAGACTACATACACCACTCAATTAGGTAATAAGTGGGCGTCGCTTCGTCCAGCACAAGTAGTACAAACAACTGTAAAAGGGGTCAAACGGGTATGGCAAATTACAAAAATAGATTATGATGGCGGAATAATGAAGGTGGAGGGGCAAGGATTTAAGGCTCCTACGGTCGTTTCCCACGTGATAGTTGATCCGGCTGTAACATTAGTTTCACCAGGGGACATTACTTTATATTTGCTGGACATCCCATTATTGTCTAGTACTGATGGCGCTGGCTTTTATGCCGCTGCTACCGCTGCAAGTAATTACAAAACGGTATATCTTTACAAGTCCACCACGACTGATGATACAACCTTTAGCTTGCTAGATTCCCTTGAATATGCCGCAACTGCCGGGGTAGCCAGCTCGGTATTGTCTGACGGTACCGTTTATTTCTTCGACATGGCCAATACGGTTACTGTGACGCTGACGAACGGTACCCTGTCGAGTATGACAAAGGCTGACGTGCTAAATGGTAATAACGCGGCTCTGTTGGGTGATGAAATCATTCAATTTATGACGGCAACCTTAGTTGGTACGAACGAATATACACTGTCTGGATTGCTTCGGGGCCGGAGGGGTACTGAATGGGCCACTAGTATGCATGAGTCGGGAGAACGGTTTATATTGCTTTCGAGCAGTACAGTTCAGTCCGAAACTATGAGTCTGAGTGATATTGGGCAGGAAATAACTTATCAGTATGGTTATGCCAGCACTGATGGTACAACAGAAACATTTACGGCTACAGGCATTGGCTACAAACCATATTCGCCTTGCCACGTAAAAGGCACTCGGGATAGTTCGGGTAATCTTACAATTACCTGGATCCGGCGGACACGGATTGGCGGTGAATGGAAAAACAACATCGATGCTCTGCTAAGTGAAACGACCGAGGCTTACGAAGTTGATATTATGTCCGGCACCACTGTATTGCGGACACTGACGGCCACCTCTGCAACGGTTGAGTATACAGCGACCTACCAGAAAACAGACTTCGGAAGTGTGCAGGCATCTATTACCGTGAATATCTATCAAATCTCAGAAAAGGTTGGACGCGGATATGTAAAGGAGGTGGTTTTATGAGCGATACTCCAAGGCTGGCTATGCCTTATTTATCATCAAGTCAGGCGCAAAAAGAAACGACTCATAACGAGTCGCTTGTAATTTTAGATGCGTATGCACAGACTGCGGTTGAATCGGCAGCCTTAACAGCGCCGCCAAATTCGCTTACAGAAGGAAATTTATATATTGTAGGAACAAGCGCAACTGATGCATGGGCAGGATATGACAATTATCTAGCTCAATACATTGGAAGCGCTTGGGTTTTTTATAGTCCGTTTTCTGGAATGCGGGCATGGGATAAAGCTACGCCACAGGCTTTAGTTTATAAAAGCAGCGCTTGGGTGAATGAACTGACAGCTGCAGCCAAGATAGGCTTTTTTGATACAACGCCGGTAACTCAAACGATCGTAACAATGAGTAATACGGATGGAGCTATTAGTGGGCTGACAATATCTACAACGTATTCTCAGACTGAGGTCGAAGCGTTGCGAGATGCTTGCGAAACATTGGCGCATGATGTGCGAGCCTTGAAAACGGCGTTGGCTAGTTATGGGTTGGTTTAAGGAGGAAGGTTGATGGCTGGAATTTATAATATCGAGATTAACCAGGGCGAGGATTTCATTCAGTATTTTAAATGGACACTGACCGATGGTGTGACGCCGGTGCCGTTGACTGGTTTTTCATGGTCCGCCCAAATACGTTCTACAGCCAATTCATCAAGTATATTAGCAGAACTAACAGTGACGACGGTCAGTGCAACTGAGGGTATATTTACTTTGAGTTTATCAGCTGCTCTTACTGCTGAATTGCCAACGTCTGGTGAACGCTACTCAGATGTGTCTGAGTACGTTTATGATGTTATTGCAACATCAGCCGCTGGTACTGTTTATAAAGTGATAAAAGGATCGGTGCTGGTATCTCCGGGGGTGACTAAATAATGAGTGATTATAAAGTAATTGCAGATATTGGCGGCGGCATAACGCGGGAATTAACTGCAGGTTATGCTACGGCTGCAGCAAAGAGCGAAAGTAATGCAGCTACTAGTGAAGCTAACGCCGCAACAAGTGAGACGAACGCTAAAACTAGTGAAAAGAATGCGGCGACCAGCGAATCTAATGCTGCTGGTTCTGCTGCTATAGCCCAGGAAGTAGCACAGCAAGGTACAGCCTATCCGCTAGATACTGTGCAGACTACCATACAAGAATCTACCGGATATGGTGTAATATATGGTCTTGCGGTAACGGCACAAGCAACGGCAGATATGACGGTAGCTATTTCTGCCGGGATTATTCATCCGTCAAGTGGTGAGCGTTATGAAATAGCAGAAGTATCAGCGCAGGCAATCGATACAGCAGATAGCGCATTACCGCGAACTGACCTAATATATGTAAGTTCGGCGGGTGTAGTCACTTACCTAGCTGGTGATCTTGGCACGGCGGCGGTAGCTGGCAGTTGTGCTTATACGCTGACAACTAATTTCGCAAGCGGTGACACAACTGTTTTTGACGGAATAACCTTCACAGTCACAACAGCAACCCAAGACTCTACTGACTTTGTTCTTGGTTCAGATATAGCAACGTCAATGACCAATTTTGCAACCGCTCTAAACGCTAACTCAACGGTTAGTGCTACATATACTGCAAGTGCTAGTGATGGGGTTATAACAATTACTGAGAATACGGCAGGCGGCGGAAATACGCCATCAGCTATGACGGTGACCGGCACTGGCGTAATTACAGAAGGAACAGCAACAACTAGTACGGCGGCAAGTTCAACTGCTCCTGACTTGCCAGACGGTGCATTATCTTTGGCGATGATTGCGGTTGATGCAGGAGTAACGACGATTACCGATGACGACCTTACTGATTTAAGATGGTTTAAGGGTTCTCTAATGAATCATCCCGGCGGCACATATAAGGGTGCTATGGTCGCGTTTGTTGGCGATGATGGCCAAAAAACCGCGTGGACTGTATTTTACGAAAAAATCTTTGGGCCAAAGGCTGAAAATGTCCCATGCACTATACCAATAATTACAAAACAAATTGGCGTCAGTTCATATTTTTTAACGTGGGATCAAGCAGTGGCGTTAAAAAAGGCCGGATGGACAATTGCATCTCACTCTCACAGTCATATTGATGCTACGGCAGTGACAGAGACAGAATTTGAAGCTGACGTTGTATTATCGAAAAAATTATTAGCGGCACATGGCTGTGACGATGATTTTTATTTTGCGCCGAACGGAAAATACAATGAAATGAGTGACAGGGTTACACGAAAGCATTTTCGCGGTGCTTTTGTTTCTGGCGGAGGCTTTGTAGATGGTGCAGATGATACTACCGGGCTAGGCCGTACTGGTATATTTGACAATTACCATATTGAGCGTCGTGGTGGAATCGGTGAAGATGATGTTACTCTAGCAAAATGCAAAGCAGATGTTGATTATGCAGTAGATAATGATTTATTGCTTGTTTTTTGTACTCACCCGCAAAACGTAGATACCGACGATGAAATTGCAGATTATAGAACATTAATCCAATATATCAAGTCCCTTGACGTGCCTATTGTAAATATGAGAGATGCAATAATGTGTAAGGGCAATATAGTAGATACTGGGAACCGCAATGTAACGGGTGAAACGTGGGAACGGGTTGACTGCAATGGTAACAGATTTGGGAATACGGACAACGTAGTGTTGCCGAATTCGAGTACAAGCAGTACGAGTTATGTACAATTTGCAACCGCTAAAATTAAAGCAAGTGAGTGCGGATTTAAGGTTGATTATATTCTCACCAATACAACAGGTAGTGCAGCCAGCGCGGGTAATATATCGGTTGAAATCCAGGCCGCATCACCAATTACATCCGATTTGGCGTATGTTCGAATAGCAAACAATGTCGAAGAAAATAACGTAAACGGCTTAATTTCAGTTTTCGGGGTTGTGACTGAAGAAGCAACAAAATATAAAATAGTTGATTTTTATATTTGTTACAACAAGACGTATTCCAATGTTATTTTAAACAATTTTAAGTCTTGGCGATATAATGTTGCTTATTCAGAAATTAGTTTTGTAAATGATGCCGACTTAATTACTGCTCTCCCCGATGGTACACAATACACGCAAGTTGTATTTGGCGGTATAAAGCCTGTTATTGCTACGGCTGCACCAACGACTGCGCCAAAGTTTATAGGACAATCACTTATTAATACAAATGGATATACGTATCTGGCAAATGGCACAAGTGCTAAAACTGATTGGCAAGTATTGGGCACAGTGGTCACGGGTGGCACTTTCACCCCAAAAATAATAGGCTCGACCACTGCCGGGAGCCATACTTATACGGTGCAGGAAGGCACGTATACCAAAATTGGTAATGTTATTTTTGGGCATGTTGCAATAACTGCTACAATTGACAGTACGATTGATGGCAATGTCAGAATTTCCGGATTGCCTTCAACATTTTCTTTCAATACATCGATTACAATAGGCAGGCAATCCGGCTGGGGGTCGAGTGGAGTTTTAAGGTCAGCATTTGCGGTTTCCGGCACAAATTATATTCAGTTAGCGACAATTAACAGTTCTTACAATACCGCATTGGTACAAGGTTCAGCTATTCAAGGTGCAACTGTGTTAGTATGGTTGCAATTTACTTATTTAGTTTAGAGGAGGGGTTATAAAATGGCTTTAACAAAGACAATCACCTTAGATAGTGGGTTGACTGTAGAGGATGTATACGTGCGTATTGATAATCAAGCTGGTAGAGACTCTATCCGATTGACGGTCAATTATTATGTCTCACGAACACAATATTATGCTGGATCAAGCGCACTGGCTCCATCAAAATCTTACATCTTTACTCCTGATATAACATCATCCGGTGCTAACTTCATCAAACAAGGATATGTATATTTGAAAACTACTGATGATTTTTCAGATGCAACTGATGTTTTAGAAAGTTAAGGCCATAAGGCCTATTTTTTATGGGGAGGGGCAGACGATGTGAACGAAATCAACGAGGCTGTTAAACAGTCTAGTATCCCTGTTACGGTGTCGACATTAACGTTTTTGAACATTCAATTAGCAGATTGGGTTTATATTCTTACAGTGATATATCTTGCCTTGCAAATTGTTTATTTAGGCAAAAAAATACTTAGGAGGTGAGAACAATGCAATTGGCTGATATTCGAGAACTTGCCAAAGCCTCTACTGGTAAAATTGGTCACGTTTACGTCCATTGGACAGCGGCACATTATGGTCAGCAGTTTGACGATTATCACATCTTGGTAGATAAGGATGGCACAATCTACACTACGGTAAGCGATTTAACAACGCATCTAAATCACACTTATATGCGTAATTCAGGGGCGATTGCTATTGGGGCACTATGTGCATATCAGGCCCATTCTACCGATAACCTTGGGCCAGAACCGCCGACTGATGCGCAGATCGAGGCGATAGCCCAGGTGATGGCGGTACTCAGCGAAGAGTTAGAATTGCCGATCGATATTCAGCACTTTATGACACATGCTGAAGCGGCTGATAACATGGATGGCTTAAATCCCGGGTATGAAGCTAACGGGTATCCTGATGGCAAATATGGTCCAGAAAACTCAGTAGAAAGGTGGGATTTTTGGGTGGTCAAAGCGAAAGATCCGCCGGGATCTGGAGGTGATATTTTAAGAGGTAAGGCGCTCTGGTATTTGCATAATGGTTAGTATTGGCCGCTGTTATTAAAGCAGTTGGCTTTTTATTTTAATAAGGGGTAGCACCAACATTATGCGGATTTCATATGCTAAGAGAATTTTTCGTTCGAGAATAGTCCATTATGTTAAAAGCCATCTACTAATTATTGTAGATGGCTTTTAATAATATTATTGTGTACGCAATTTAGGAGAATTCAACCAAAATCCTGAAATAAATTCTTTATCGCCTTGATCAGCAAAAACAACTTTAACAATCACATCCTCAGGCTCTGCCGTAAAGTGAGCTTTATATTTAACAGTTACTCTTTCATTGTTAACTTCATACCCTAGATATTCTTTACTATTAGCAATATACTTCCCAATATTATCTTTAATCGGAATAATTTTATCTTTATAATTTTCTTCAGATATTGCAACTTTCATTTTATCCGTAAAATCCATTGAAAAATTCGAGTAATTATCTTCATTCATTGCCATTAATATATTTTCTGTCATTGGATCAGCAAATGGTCTAACATCTTCCGCACTAGGTTGTTTTGCAAGACAGACTGAAAAAATCGTTAGCAACATCAGACACGCAACCAAACATGTCGCTAATCTCCACCTCATTTATATCACCTCCTAAAATAAATGTATTTCACAGCACACATTTAATTCATATTTTTATATAAATTATTCAATATCCGATAAAAGAGCCATTCTGTAAACTATCAAACCTTGGAATTCCGCGCAATGTTGGTGCTACCCCAATAAGGAGTGTGATTTCATGGAACACAAGTTCCTACTAAAGAAAGATACCCCAGACCTACGAGATCATATCTTTTGCTCAGCAACTTTTAAGAAAGAGTCTCATCTGCCAACTAAGGTTGACCTGCGAAAAAAATGCAGCCCGATAGTCAACCAAGGCGAAATGGGAAGCTGTACAGCTAATGCCATAGTCAGCGGCTTAAGAGAGTATCAGCTTAAGAATAACGCTTATTGGTTGGCCTTGTCCCGATTATTTCTATATTACCAGGAACGCTTGTTAGAGGATTCGGTTAATGAGGACAGCGGCGCTATGATCCGGGATGGCATGAAGGTACTGAACCAAATTGGCGTGTGCCCTGAAGCTGATTGGCCCTATGATATTTCGACGTTCACTAATCCACCGACTGACAAAATGGTTGCCGATGCCGCACCGTACAAGGTTAAAGAGTATCACCGCATTACGTCACTGGCACAACTAAAGGCGGCGCTGGCAGAAGGATTGCCTGTTGTTATCGGTATTGAGGTCTATGAATCATTCGAGAGTGACGAAGTTGCCAGCACTGGAATAGTGCCGATGCCGGACACTTCAAAAGAAGAATTACTTGGAGGCCATGCGGTTTTAGTGGTTGGCTATGACGATGACAAGAGTGAGCTAATAGTAAGGAATAGCTGGGGCATAACTTTCGGGGATTTGGGCTACTTTTATCTACCTTATGACTACTACGATAAATACGCCAGTGATTGCTGGACAAGCAGGGGGTAGCCATGGATATAGATGAAATTGAAAAACAGGTATTACCATACCTCATAAAACTCGCTGAGTCGCCACCAGTGCAGGCCGAACTACAGGCCGCAAAGGTGGCGATTATTAATGTGATCGAAGCGGAGGCGGCTAGAGCCGTCCCGTTTGGACTTCGGACCATCGCCCGGTTACTGCGGTGGACAATAAAAAATATAAAAAGGATGTGTTTTTCTATGAAAACGAATTTTAATTTACAGAGGTTTGCTGATGATACCGCAACGACTACTACGGGGAATGTCACCATCACAGTCCAAAATAGTGCTGAAACGGTGTTGCCCGGTGCAACGGTCAGCGTAACAATTAGCGATGTGACCACTACTGCTACTACCGGCACCGATGGTACTGCAACCTTTAGCGACTTGGCGGCCGGGAGTCAGACCTTTACCGCAACACTTGACGGATACACCTCTAATACTGCTACCGTTACCGTAGAAGCTGGCGACACTGTAACCGGAACTATTACCATGGTTGCAACGACTGCCAGCGCAGTAACTTCAGTTATCACCGCTGTGCTGAGTGAACTGTCCGACCTGATTAGTAATGCTTCAACTGAGGCTGTAGCAACTGTCATTACCGAGCTAGAAACCGAAATCGACTCCACTTCTAGCCTATGGGTTAAGATTCGTGACAACATGGAAAAAGCCGTGCTCACATCAATCAAGAGCATTGTTATTTCAACTCTGGTTAGTGCCTTGACTGATAAAATCGAATCGTACTTAAATAAAGTTTTGACAAACGAAGCTGCTGCCGCTAAAAAGTAAGATATTACTGGCCCGGTCTTAATTGATCGGGCCTAATTTTTTTATGTGGGAGGGAGCAAATTGGCAAAGGTAGATATTCTATTTTCATATCCATGTACTGAGTTTGGAAAAATTATTGACTGGGCAGAAGGTCCGGGACAAGACCCAAGTCACACGGCTATTTTTATGCTGGGTGGAATCTTAGAAGCACTTGACAATGGTTTTGTGAAGTCGCCGATAACCTCCTATGACGGATTTAAGACTACGATATTAACTGTTGATGTGCCTGATATAAAGGCAGCTGAAGCTAAAGCCGAAAAACTGTTAGGCACACCATATGGCTGGGAAGCGTGTATTGATGGCGGGTTACATGATCTTTTAGGAGTTACTGTGCCAGGTGATGGGGAAAAGACGGTTGACTGTTCGGAGGCAGTTGTGCGGATTCTACAGGCTGGCGGCTTGAATATATTCCCGGATTTTTCGGCAGATAATGTTACGCCAGTGGATCTGCTGAAAAAGTTGCAGGGATTGATGGTATGAGGATGCGCCTACTGGCCTTAGCCTAGCAATGACTATGGTTATGGGGGTTGAACAAGGTTATAGTACGTGTCAAATGTCTAAAGCCTGTTATATGTGTCCATACTGGAAATATAACCCATTATTAAAGGGGAAGATGGTGTGGAAAACCAACTATATTACGGTGATAACTTAAAAATACTCCGCAAACACATCTGGGATGAGAGTGTTAATCTTATTTATCTTGATCCTCCATTTAATAGTCAGGCTAGCTATAATATCTTTTTTAAAGAAAAGGGGGGAGCTGCACCTGAAGCACAAGTCACTGCTTTTGATGATTTTTGGAAGTGGGAATCGCCACATACCGATATAGTATTTAATAAACTAATAACCCAGCCTCCAAAAAGATTATCAGACTTAATGGAAGCCTACTTAAAATTTTTAGGGAAAAGTAATTTAATGGCATATATTACTATGATGGCCATTCGGCTAAAAGAGCTACATCGGGTCTTAAAACCAGAGGGAAATTTGTATCTTCATTGTGATCCGACGGCAAGTCATTATATAAAACTTTTATTAGATGCTATTTTTGGTATTGAAAACTTTAGAAACGAAATTATATGGAAGAGGTCTCAGCCCAAGGCGCATATTAGCAGGCGTTTTTCGCGAGCTCATGACGTTTTATTCTGGTATAGTAAATCAGAGTCATCTATTTTTATTCCTCAATATAAGCCACATGATCCTGAATATATTCAGAAATTTTACCGATTTACAGAACCTGATACGGGAAGACGATATCGGCTGGGAGATTTGACTAATCCAAATAAAAATCGTCCTAACCTAACTTATGAATTTCCACCTGGCAGTGGTGTAGTTCGGGTTTGGCGATGGACAAAAGATAAAATGCAGAAGGCATGGAAAGACGGGATAATAGTTGTTCCGAAAAGTGGGAAGGTCGTCCAATGCAAGCGATATTTAGATGAGATGAAAGGGAGCCCTATTACTGATCTGTGGGATGATATAGAACATTTGCATGGTAATCATAAGGAGACTGTGGGATTTCCAACGCAAAAACCACTATCGTTATTGAATCGTATAATTCAAGCTACTACTAAACCTGAAGATGTAGTACTAGATCCTTTCTGTGGATGCGGTACAACAATTGCTGCAGCTGAAAAACTAAATAGAAGATGGATAGGTATTGATATTACGCATTTGGCGATTGCTATAATAAAAAACAGGTTGGAATTGGGGATACATAATCCTTATGAGGTAATTGGTCTTCCAAATGATTTAAGTGGGGCAAAAGAATTAGCTAGTAATAAATACGAGTTTGAGTATTGGGCGGTAGACCTAATCGGGGGTTATCCAAAATCAGATAAAAAGAAGAAAGGTGCTGACGGGGGAATTGACGGTTATATAAAATTTGTAGATGATAATCCCCTAAAACCTAAAACTATGTTAGTACAGGTGAAAAGTGGTCATGTAGGTGTTGATGATATACGCAGTTTTGCCAGAGTAATTGATCGGGAATGTGCTGCAATGGGAGTGTTTGTTACATTGGAAAAACCTACAGGCCCCATGGTCAAAGAGGCTGCAGAATTTGGTATATATAAATCGAAAATACTTGGTAGTGAAGATCAAATAGCCAAACTACAAATTTTAACAATAGAAGATATTTTAAAGGGCGTTAAAGTTCGGTTACCTAGCGTTCAGCCGATCAAGCCGAATGACCTTAATAATAATTCACGAGTTGGAGAAAAGCTTGCACATATTCAGTATAATCAACATGTTGAATTGTTTGGGAAAGAAGTCTAATTATGGTTACGGGTACGGCCATTATCTATAACTTGGGAAGATGGCCGGGAGTTTATAATTGACCGGGTTATTGACGTGCGTAGGGCCGCCTCTCTAAAGGCTGGCGGTCTGGGAATTCGGTACACATGCAAAATTAGCGGTAAGCAAGTATATTTGTTTGGCGATGATGGTAAGTGGTTTATAGAGAAATGATAATGTCGTTGATCGGTTGGCGGCATAAATAATGGCCCTGGCGTGTGCTGGGGCTTTTTTTTTAGCGGATAATTATGAATATAAAAATGTAAAAGTGATAATAATAAAACGCCGGAGGTGGGGCATCGTGACAATTAATTTAATACCTTTTGTATATACGGCAATTTTTGCAGTTCTACTTTTTATACTTGTTCCTAGAAACGATATAAGAAGGTTATTGATATATGGAATTATTTATGGCGGGGTTTTTGATGTTGTTTTACTAAGCATCACAAACTTTATCGGCGAATTTCGGTATATAAATTATGAACCATTTGGTTTAATGGGGATTCATTTCTTAGCACCTATATCATGGTCGATTTTTTTCGTTATGTATTTTTATTTTTTGCCAGAAAAGCCTAAATATGTATACGTATATGTGATTGCGGCAATTTTCTATAGCATGTTATTTTGCCAAATGATTACCAAAATGGGTGTCTTACAATTGGCGCACGGAATATGGGATTCAATAATACCCTTTATATTATGGTTTCCTCTTGCTACGTGGGGCTACTATAGGTTGACAAAAGGAGCGAAGCTAAGGTAAGTCCTTTTCAACTGTAAGGCGTAAAAGAAGATGCTACCCCATTGCGGGCGGCTCCTTTTTTGCGGTCCTATATAACTGGAATCATTTGTTCATAGTCTCGGTTAACATGACATGCTATAATGAAACTGCATTTCGGTATTATTACATACTCCTATCTATATGGTGGGAGTTTTTTTACATTAATACGCCCCTGGCCGTTTGGTTGGGGGTCTTTACTGTTTATCGGTAATCAGTATTAATGTATAAAAAATCTGAATCAGTAATTTCTTTATAACCCAATTTATACATATAACTTCGAAGTATAGTGTCAATATCATGTCCGTTGACGGACTTAATTATTGTTTGATCATTTTCTTTGGGAACATAGAAGGCCAGAGGAATCATGATAATACACCCTATTTTTAAACCGAGTGAGTGAAATAAAATATTATCTATGTTAGTAATAACTGATTTCGCCACATTACTATACTCGTCTTTAATATGAATAGTCTCTAATGAAAGTATGTTTTTATGCTTACCGACAAACTTACTGCTGAACCTGTTGCTCTCGGTTAATGTATTATAAGCTGACGACATATCTTCACTTATTGCATTGAAAACATTGTAAACGGAATCGTTGGCATGTTCGATCTTAACTATATCAATAAATGTACTTTCAATAAAACCAATATTCTCAGCAACGCCTTCTTCCCCGTTTTTTAATTCAATCCCGTAAATTTCTGTTAGGACATAATAACTGTAGTGTTTTGGTTTTAGGTCAGTAGGCCAAGAGTCTTTCAATGGAACAATAAAAGGTTTTAAAGGGGATTTCGATACTTCAAACTGAAGTTTATCTATTCTCATGTTCGTATCACTCGCAATCTATTTTATACCTGGTATTGTGGCTGGGTATTAACAGCATCTTCTCTACGAAAAATGAGAATATATTTAATTTATGACATATATAGCCAAAATCCTTCTAATGCAGGAATATAATGTAAATAGAAGAATAACTTACTATTATATTCTTATGGCGGTGGGTTATGCTTAAAAACCGATTAAAACATTTTCGACACAAGCACGAGATGAACCAGACTGAGTTTGCAGAGTTTTTGGGATTTTCGGTTGGCACATACAACCAATGGGAAAACCACAAGCGTGAGCCTGCTCTTGATAATGCATGGCAGATTGCAAAAAAATTAAACTGTACAGTTAATGACCTGTTCGAGGAAATTAATCCTTGAACAGGCTTTTTATTTATCATATAAAAACTTAACGCGGACGTGCAATATTATCACGTTAATGCATATCTATATAGCAAACAATATACTCACCATCAAGGTATATAGGAGGCTATATAGTATGATCGCAGTGGATTGTGGGAGGTTCGCCGTAAAGGCAGTAAGAGACCACCGAATAATCATTCCAAGTGTAGTCGGAGAATGGCGAGAGCGACGAATAACCGAGGGAGGCAATTACGAGGTAAGTATAAATGGACAGAAATATTTCATTGGGGAACTTGCTCAGCAGGAGAGCCGTTTCGCCCGAGACATGACAACCAGGAGTAAAATCCACGAGGAAACGAAGATCCTCACGCTGACAGCGATAGCATTATTAACCGACACGGAACGGGTTCAGTTAGTTACCGGCTTGCCGGTTGAGCAACACACCCCAAACACAAAGGCCGAATTAAGGAAACTGTTTACCGGAATTTATGATGTTGAAGTGAACGGAGTAAGGAAGCATATTCGCTTAGCTGAATCCGACATCGTAATAACCATTGAAGGGGCCGGGGCGTACATCGCAGAATCGCCTCCCGGTAAGTGCCGGATCATCGATGCTGGCAGCCGAACGATCAATACACTCACGATCGATGAAAATAAAAAATACCGCGACCTGCAGTCCGGTACGTTGGATTACGGATGTATGGAATTAATGGCTGACAATCAGACGGAGCAGTTTTCACGACGAATTATAACCGATCTAAGTAAGCTATGGGTGAAATATTCTGGAGAGCCTGTACTGTTGACCGGTGGAGGTGCAGGGGTGCTTGAGCCGTATCTGAGTAAGCATTTTAAGGTTAGGCAGGTAAGCAGTCCGATTTATGCTAATGCTCTAGGCTATCATGCTCTGGGGGTGCGAATGTGGCAAAAACAAGGTTAGTGTATTTTACCGATTCTGACGCAGAGTTACTGAAATACAGCAAAGAACTGCCCAATTTCAGTCGTTGGGTAAAGCAAAAACTAGCCACCGAGCGTGATACGGGAAGCATTGAAGCGTTGATTAATAAATTGATAGATGCACGGCTCGGGGCGGTTGCGGTGACCAGTAACGATGCAGATTTTAGTCAGTTTATTTGAGAGTATAATTTTCCCATTGCTGTCACTGACAGCTTATGATAGGGACAACCGAAAAGATGCATGTCAAAGGAGGATTTTAAAAATGTTGTGGGCGATTTGTTGGGCGGGGTTAAAAATCGGCTTAACCCTAGGGGCAACATTTTGGATGGCTGCGGTCAGGGCAAGGAGGATGGAATAATGATTATTACTGCAGGATGGTGGCGTAAACCTAAAATTCCAGCGGAAGTATCGGTTATACCATTAATGGCAGCAACTATGCTCGGGGTTGATCATACGGTTTTAGCCTATACGCAGGGGACGATCGCGGCTAAGGCTGATCCAATCATTCAAATGATCCGCGAATTGGCTGATCCTGTGGCTTACTGCGTATTTCTGTGGGCTTGCCTCCGTTTTATAATGCATCAAGCACCAGAGGCTAAATCAATGATGAAGGATTGTGCCTGGGGATATTTTTTGGTGCAGATGGCACCAGTGTTCATGGGAATGATCCGCGATGTTAAGTGATTACATATCTATAAGTGATATTGACAGCATGGCCTCAATCATTGTAATGGTATTAGCGCTGGGGTATATGTTAGGTGCAAAGATCGGTAAAATTGCCTATTGGGTAATGGCTATTTATTTAATAGTAAAAGTTGCTTGGTAGGAGGTGCCTGCAGGTGTTTATTAAGATCGATAATCCCAAAATGGTTACCCTGCAGTTGGTCCCCGATCGTACAGTAAGAAACCATCATGTTGATGATCTGGCACGTAACTTACATGAGTTATATCGAAACGTGTTGAACGGTGTTAATTATAATGAGGGAAAAGTAGAATATCAGTCGCCGGACTATTCTGCTTTTGATATTATCTTATCGGCTGATGCGGTGAAATTTTATCTAACTATACCAGCAGAGTGGCAGGATTTTGCTCGAACAAAATTGACTGCTGTGTGGCCAAAAATCACTATTATTCCGTCTGGCATAACGTATCCTCAACCTGATAAAATTTCAGTTGCGCGGCTTAAAACTAAAAATCATGACTTTTACTCTTTGCATACGGCCAAAAATGATAACCGTCCGCTGGGGGCCATAATGGAAACCGCCAAAGATTTGCGAGCAGATGAGTATATAAGAATTCAAACTATTGCACGTCCGGCTGATCGGCAGCAATGGGAGCATGAAGCCCTGCAGGCGTATTTGGCCCACCGACAAGGCAAACCGCTTGAACGCAGGGAAGTTTCGGTAGGGGCAGCAGTGCAAAGTGTAGCTAAATATGCGGATGGATTTATGACTGAATTATATAGTTTTGCTTCAGATATGTTAAATATGGTGCCGGAAAAGAAACAGGAGAATTTAATTTTTAGCGATAAATACGCTAAATTTGCACTGATGAACCGTCGCCAACTTACTGAAGCCACGGTCCATAAAATGAAAGAGGCGATATTCCACACCGAACTGCGAATATTAGCTGATAGCAATAGTTTACAACGGAGCCGACTTTTAGTTAAAGGAATCGGCAATGCATATATTGAGTTGGCCAGTACCGATAATGAGTTTGTGATTAAACCGGTACCGGAAAAATTCACTAAAGCGTTTATTCGTGATATAGAAACGCTTTGCTTGCCGATTTACTCAACCCATACAATAACATTATCAGCGTCGGAAATGGGTAAACTCCTGCAACTACCTGGGGCCGAATTACAACAAGATTATCCGATGATTGAACAAATAAGTACCCGAGAAACGCATTTACCCTCTGCCGTAACTGATCCTGCAGGTATATTGCTCGGAACGATCCGGTGCCAGGGGCAGGACCTTCCTGTGTATATCCCGATCAATAATTATGATGAACTATGTCTGCCGCGGATTGTTATTGGGGGAATGGGGTGCGGGAAGACACGGGGGTTTGGCGGGAATCTGATTGTCGAAGCTGTTCGGCATGGTTTTACGGCTATTGCTATTGATCCAGCCAAGGGGGAACTGTATGAAGAGGTCGTTGCAGGCTTGAAACCAGAAAGAATAGTTCATGTTAAATTCGGAGAAAGTTTGATATCCTTAGATTGGCGGGAAGTTAAATATGGGAATACAGCCAGGAGCCGACTGGCTAGTGAACTGATTTCATTCATTGAAACCGCATCAGACGAAACCGGCGTGCAAACTATGCGATATTTGAGGAGCGCGGCTAAGGCAGTCCCAACCGGACGGCTAACTGAAATAGTGGAGTTACTTACTAATCCGTCATATAGACGAAAATTAATGAAGTCAATGCCCGATCGGGAGATCGAGACATGGGATACTTACGACAAAATGAGTGATGCTAGACAAACGCAGATTGCTGGGCCGTTATTGAATCGCCTGGATGTAATTACAGGGGACGATTATTTGGCTAGTTGTCTGGAAGCTGAAAATGGAATTGATTTTGTAAATTTAATTGATTCAGGTCCGAAAGCTATTATTATTGATTTGCCAAAAGCGTCATTGGGTCCAGAAGGGGTAGACGTATTAGCAGCATTGATGGCTACAAAACTGGATTTGGCTATGGTGCTCCGTAAAACCCAATATCCGGTTTTTGTTATCCAGGATGAGCCGCATCAATATATGCGGTCAGCCCGGACATGGAAGGCAGCTACAGTGGAATCCCGTAAGTGGCGATTTGCATATTGTTGGATGTTCCATAGCGCCGAACAGATACCTAAACAATTATTGGAGATAATTAAGGCTGCTGGTCCGCATTATCATATTTATAATTCCAGCAAAAAAACATATAAGGAGCTAGCTGAAGAGCTAACTCCTTGGACAATTGAGGAAGCGTTAGAGACTAAAACGCATCACGCTTTAAATATTATTAGGGCTGAGGGGAAAAACGTTCCCGTGTTTATGGCTAAAATGGCAGCGCCGCTAACTATTAGAAAAAATAATAAAAATAGACTGGAATGAAAAGGAAAAACGTTTTTGCGATAGAAATTATAATAGTGCCACGCAATTTTGCAGTGACACAGAAAACGTCTATTTTCTTTTATTCTTTTTTGGACTAAAAATTATGCAAAACGCTTTTAGTTAAGATTTTTACTGAAATCTTAAAATTACACCGCTAAAAGTGAATTTATGTTCATTATTAGTATATCAAAAAAAATAAAAATGTAAATAGATTTTAAAAAAATAGTAAAAGGAGAGTTGTTTATTGTTTAATTGGTTTTTCGGGATAGTTAACTAGTCAAGAAAAAATAATCCAAAATAATCCAAAATAGGAAGGTATTTGATTCAGAGCCAAGAAGTAATTATACTTTTATGCCCTAAATTTCAAAATATAAGCCTTATGTCGAAAAAGATAGAAAAATGTAGTATGATGTAATCATTCGGCTCCGTATTAAGGATGGTGTTAGTGGAGCGTAATTACATCAAGGAATATAGAAAAATAAGAGGCATAAAATATCAAGCGGATTTAGCAAAGTTAGCAAACGTACCAAAGTCAACACTCGGCGAAATTGAACGGCATAAAATGAGAGGAAATCCCGAAACGCTGGATGCAATTGCAAAAGCGCTCGGGATTTCCAGGGAGGAGCTTTATATGCCGCCTGAATAATTATTTATAAGAAGAGTTGTATTTCCACCGCAAATAGTCTTTAAATACCTTAAGTTCCTGCAACGCGGGTGCAGGAAGATCATCGTTTTCACGGAAAAAGTCTTCGATGCCAATTTCAAGACCGTCACAAATTTTTTCTATCGTTCGCACGGTGGCGGTTGAATCTTTCGACACAATATTTTGAAGTGTTGACTGTGGGACACCTGATATATCCGCTAAGCGGTTTATCGAAATCTCCAGTGCATCACACAGATAAAAAATTCGTTTAGTAATATCCACATAACCCTCCGTTGTGACTGACGTTAGCCCGATTATACGTTTTGAAGCTAACACTCTGCCACTAAAATAAGGGTTAATAATAAACCGTTCATGGGTAAAATACATGAAAAGCACCACCCCTTGCTCGGGTGGCAAAAAACAATAATAAAAATAAAACAATAATTACAATAATTTATATGTTGATTTTTAGCAATAGTCATTTAGTCCTATTTAAAAATAAGGTAGCTCTTAAGGAGAGGATAAATGATGAAAAGCAAATCAAGAAAAGGAAATAAAATCATAAATGATATAATTATATATTTCCCTGATGTAAGTGTGAGCATGATGGAAATTGTTTATGCGCATTTAGAAGCTGTAAATTTGTCTGAAGATGAAATTAATAAATTTATGATTTTGTATGCAAATGGATGTGATAAACATTATAAAAAAGGTTACTTTGCATAAATCAAAAATTAAGAGTAAACTTAAGGGACAAAAAGTAGTCCCTTAAGTTGTCCCTTAAGCTATGTTTTTAGGGGTTCAAGTCAGCTTAAAACTGCTAAAATGGCAGCAAGGTAAATATATACAAATGGCCTCCGCGCCTTTAAATACGCGGATGTGTTGAAATCAAAATAGAGATATTTTTATTATGAACTTCTTTGACATCGTGGGGGTCACTGGTTCGAACCCAGTCGGTCGCACCAGAAAAATTAAGGGTTCTGAGATTTCTCAGGCCTGTTTTTTGTGTTTTGATAACATTTTGACGTAAGCGTTGTCATGAGTTG